CCTTCAGGTTTTTTTGCAAATCATTTAGATAATAAATTCTTTTTTCATAATGAAAAAGAAATGATAGAACACTTTATGGGAACTATGATGGTTAAAGACCCCGATATGTTAATTGCATGGTTTGGTCTAAAATTCGACTTACCTAAGTTATTAGATAGAGCATGTGCTTTAGGTTTGAATCCTGTAGTTATGTCCCCTTATCATAAGATAGATGGAGTTAAGCAACTTAAGGATGGTTGTAGTTTCAAGAGACAGGATGGCTATTCCCCAATTGAACAACCTATTGGTGGTAGATTAACTCTCAACTTAGACTTAGCATTTGAAAGACAATGGAATGATTCACAACGAGGAACATTACCGTCGTTAAGTCTTGATTATGTTTCTAAGATATTATTTAATGAAGGTAAAGAAATGAATACTAAGTTTGAAGACCCTAACGAATTTTATCGTAGGGCATGGTTAGAAGATACAGAAGCATACTTACATTATGCTCTAGTAGATGTAGAACTATTAGTTAAGATAGACGAAACTAACTTTTGTAGTGAAGCAATAGTATCATTACAACGATTACTAAAAGCACCTTTCAAGGCATGCTTCTATGCTTCGCATATGGGTTCTATTTACTTTATGAGAAATGCTTGGTGGAAAGCACCAACAGGTATCAAGAGTGCTGATAGAAAAGAGTATGAAGGGGCTATGATTTATGACCCGCTTAGTGAAGATACTAACGGACTACATCTTAATGTAGCCGCTTTTGATTTTGCAGGTCTATATCCTTCGATGATGGTTGCTAGAAATATATCTTGGGAAACTAAATCAAACGACCCCACTGCCTTTGCTGTAAATATATCTACCCCTAGAGATTTTAGTGAAGTAACTACAAGTAATATGATGTATTATTCTACAACTGAATTAGGTCTTTTACCGAAAGCAGTATTAGAATTAAAGGAGTTAAGAAACGATTACAAAAAAAGAATGAAAAACGCAGAGAATAAGTTAGAATATCAAAAGTGGTATAATAACCAAATGGCGGTCAAGAGATTGATGGCCTCATTTTACGGTGTATTGGCGTTTCAAGGCTTTGGTTGGGCTGATGTAGACCTAGCCGCCTCGATTACAGCAAGTGCGAGAGAAGCCATTAGATTAGCCGCATTCAAGGCGAAGGAGTTGGAGGTTTGACCTACTTGATGGAGTTTGGTAAATACAAGGGTTTTCCTTTGCATCTAATACCAAATCAATATTTTACTTTCTTATTTGAAAGCAAAGATAATATGGCTTTAATTAAATACCCCACGCTCTATTGTAAAACACACAAAGAATTAGCAAAAATAAAACCCGACTTTGAACAAAGATTAAATTTACAATGTGAGTGTAGAAAAAAATCATATAGTGTTGGCTATCTAACTAGAAGAAAAGACTACAAAGGAGACTATGAAAATATAGTCAAAATAATATGTGCTAAATGCCGTAAAGACCAATTTAGAAGAACAAACAATGATTCTTTTTATGAAGTCGGTGCGGTTTTTGGTAAAATGTGCAATACTAATGGTTGTGGTGAAGATATGACAGTAGTTATAGTTCCTTCAATTAACACCATAGTTAAAAGAAATAAAAAATACCAAAGAGCATTGAATAGAGCATTAAGAGCAAAAATAGATACTAAAATAACAGATTTACCTTATACTAGTAATGAATTAAAAGAGCATCTCTCCTCTTTATTTGTTGAAGGTATGAGTTTGGAAAATTATGGTAGTTGGCACATAGACCATATCAAGCCAATATCGTCTTTCATCTTTTTAGATGAAGAAGACTTTACTAAATGTTGGTCGCTAGATAATTTACAGCCATTGTGGGCCTATGATAATATAATAAAAGGCGGCTTCAATAGAAAAAAAGAGAGACATAAATATAAAATGAGGAATAAAAATGAGTATAACAACAATATGTAGGGCGTGTGGAGTAACTTTTAGAAAGTTCTCTATGAAATCAAGAGAGCAGATTTGTGAATCTTGTAGAGGAACTAAAGGAAAAAACCGATATAGGGTTATGACTAATAAAACTATGAATGCTATAGGAACTATAGAAACTTTAGATAAGAAGGTTGCAGAACTTTCAACTTCAATTGATGTATTACATAGCACCATTGCAGTTGAGGTTCAGCATCAAATAACTAAAGGTCTTGAGCCAATTATAGAGAAACTAATAGAAGAAAAGAATAACGAATTAAAAGATATTATTATTTCTTCTATGACCAAAGCACAGAAAGCCCAAGAAGAAGTTAAAAAACTGACTAAACTAATAAAGGGCTATAAGAGTTCTAACACAAGAATGAAAAACAAAATAAAAGAATTTGAGGAGAAATTGAAATGAAATATACAAAATATATAACGGCAAAAATAGAATATGATGATGATGAAACTTGGGAGGAAACTGAAAAAGACATCAATGATATAATAGAAATGCTCACTAACTTAAAGCGTAGAGCAACTATTATTGAAATAAAACAAGGAGTGAACAACGATGTCAATGATGGACAAGACTAATGAACTCCTAGAAGACTTACTTGCTATGATAGCAAGAAGCAACAAGATATTGATGATGGTAAATATCGTGAACATAATAACCATTATAACTATAGTAACGGTGATAATATGAATAATGAAGATAAGAAAGAAAAAGAAATAAAGCAATTGAAGTATAAAATAGAAGTATTAGAGGAAAGAATTGAAGGCTTAGAAAAAGACTTGGAGTATATCGTAGAGAATAGTCCCGACTTTGGAATGATAAAATATTGTATTGAAGAATTACAAGAAGAAGTCGCTAAGTTAGCAAATCAACCTGTTGGAATACTATTTACTCGATTAAAGAAGTGATAATATGACAGATAATGCTCAAAAAATAGCAATGGCTATTATTAACGATAAAAAAGCATTTAACAACATAAAGAAGTCTATCGCTTGGAGAGTGGGAGATGTAGTTCTCGATGAACAAATAAACTTAAGAGATACTATTAGGGCTATTATAATAGAAGAATTACCTAATGCCTTAGATGTCTTTCTCGCTATGTCGGAGGATGAATAAATGAAAGTAGTTTACGGACACACAGATTCAATCTATGTGCAGATAGATACTGTAGCGAAAGCACAGATGATTTGTGCAGACATACAGGATAGTGTAAGAAAGCATTTTCCTAATGTCATGGGATTGAAACAACATCCTGTTGTATTAGAGTTTGAGAAATACTATTCAGCATTAGGTGTTGGCACAACTAAGAATAGAAATGCAGGTATGATTACATGGAAAGACGGTGAGTGGTTAGACGAGCCGGAATTTGTAATGACAGGTTTTACTGCTAAGAGAGTTAGTGAAACTAAACTTGCTAAGGGAGTTCAAACTGATGTATTGACTATGTGGGTGAATGAAAAGTCTATGACTGAAATCAATAAATATCTACATGATAAATACAATAGTGTGCTAAATGGTGATATTCCTATCGAGGATATTATCAAAAGAAGCAGACTTCGAGAAGATAGATTTACTGTAAGATGTAATGGTTGTAGAAAGAAACACAAGTTACATGAGTGTCTTGCTATCAAGTGGTGTTTAAAGTGCGGAGAAGACACTTCTAAGTTTACTACATTAGAAGGTAGAAGACCCTCGATAGGTTCGGGTATTGCAGGAGTTGTTCATGCTAAACAGAATGGCATTAACTTCGATGATTCTTACCTGTATCTAAAAGTAAAGTCCAACGAAACATATACTAACCCACTTACTAAGGAAGTAAAGACAGTAGATTATGTTGCAGGTTCACGCTATGTTGATTTTGATAAGCATAAACCCGATTATCAACATTATGCAAACCAAGTAATAAAGAAAGCAGAACCAATTTATAAGGCTATGAATTGGGATTTGTCTAACATTAAAACGGGCAAGATACAAACTAAATTGGAGGAATGGTTTTGAATAACGATGAAAAATATAATGCTATAATAAATAGCATGAGTGAATATACTTATGATTGGAAGCCGGAAAATTATGATGACCCAACAGAACCTATATTGAAGATTAGTAAATCTTCTTTAGGTAGTTTTGATTGGTGTCCTAAGAAATATACTTTTAGTTATATTCAAAGATTACCACAAGACCAAACAGAAGCAATGCGTAAAGGAACAATCTTGCATATTCACAGAGAAAACTTCTTTGATAACTTTGACATCAAGAAAGCAGAACATATGTCAGCAGACGAGTTACATGATTATTGTGCAAGTTTGACACCTATTGATGAATACTTTGACATATCTATGACTGTTGCGGCATTTGAAGCAGAACGCTTTTTAGATGCTAAGGCAGAAGATAAGGTATATGAGTATTTGCCTGTATGTAACGAAGGTTTATTTGACGCAGAAATAACAATACCTGCTGATACTAACCCTAAGTTTCCATTAAGTAGGGACTACAAAATACATATTCAAGGTATCATAGATAGAATTTTCATGGAGAATGGTGGGTATGTTCCTTTTGAATATAAGACAGGAGCATGGAAAGATTACAAGGCAACAATGATGAGAAAAGAAATGGCTTTCTATCAAATGCTTATAGAGAATGCAGAAGATGAGGTGTTAATTAAGAATGGCTTACGACCCAATGTTCCTGTAACACATTGGGGTTGGTATTATCCTGTCTCCAATTATGTATTTGCAGAAGAAGCAAAGGCTAGAACGATGAAGTCAGTATTGAAAAATATTGCTAAGTTAATTCATTCCTATGAAAATAAGACATTTCCAACTAAGTTTTTCTTTAAGACCTGTTCTCATTGTAGTTACTTTAGTTTGTGTGATGCGGCTGAAGAGGATTCGTGGGTGTGATAGTATGAATTATAAATTTAACAACGGAGATATAGAAGTAAAGTTTGCTAAGTCACCTAACGGACAAAGATATGCTAGAATAGATTTGAATGCTAAGGATGTAACTAAGACTACACCTTTATTCAATGAAGTTAGTGAATGGGTAAAAACTCAAAGGTTAGATGGTAAAGAATGTGAGCATACTATTTTACTCAACAAAAATTACACCCCTTACATTATAGTTTTCAAGAAGGTGAATGTATGAAAACAGTAGATTATATTTCTGAAATAATAAAACAAAAAGTATTGTCTAAGAATTGGACATTTAATGAAATAGCAGATTTAAACAGAACAATCGAAAACCTCGCTACTGATGTATATGAAGAGATGAAACTAATAGAAAGATTTGATTTAATTAGAGAAATTAGAATCAGCGAATCTTTTGTGGGTCATGTCTTTGAAGATGTAATGAGAGAAACTGTAATGATTTCTCTTAGAGCAGAAGTAGCAGATACGGTGAGAAATATGTTAAATAACGCAACAGTTAATTTTGGTGGTAATAAAAATGAAGTTTCCGAGAGAAGTGTGGTCGGGGAGTCAAATGAAGAACGCTCCTCCACTACCAAGAAGAATAGTAAGAAGTAAAGAAGAATACTTGAGTTATGTAAAGGCTCAAAATAATAGGACTAATGTTTACACTAGTGTTTATGATTTTGCTGAATTTGCAGAAAAAGCCAAGATAGATTCATCAGTTATACTCGATAGAATCTTTCTTGATTTTGATGCTCATGGTGGAAGTATATTAGACGCATGGAGAGATGTAAAAATAGTTATGCGCTATGTCTTAGAAAGAGATTATCAATACACTCTTTTCTTTTCCGGTAGAGGTTTTCACTTGTTTATTTTTGGTGAGGTCACAGACACAATTAGAAACATACAGGTTTTCTTTAGAGAAATAAAAGCCTATCTAATATCCCAAGTCGCACAGCATTTGGGAGGGGACATTACACTTGATGATAGAGTAGGCCAAGCAACAAGACTTAGAAGAATACCTAATACAGTAAACATGAGTTCTAGGGATGAGAATGGAAATCCATATTTCTGTATTCCTTTGTTAGAAGAAGACTTACGGAAAGACATTATATCAATACTTGAGTTAGCCAAAAAACCTAGAAAAATACCATTTAGAATAAGTGGCAAAAACTTGGCTGTATTTCCCGAAGCACCACCTATGCAACAAGTAAGTGGCGAGATAAGTGTTCCTAAAACAACAGGTAGACTACCTATGTTGCCTTGCTTACATAATGCTATTATGACCGAGAATCCTTCTCATATGGCTAGAGCATATCTAGTTTCATGGTATAGAGATTTACTGTCCGGTTGTAGTAGTGTAGAAAGCACCGAAGACAAGAACAAAATACTTGATGCTATTGTAGATGAGATAAGACACTTGGTAGAAACTAATGAAGAAATATGGTTAGATTGGAATGAGAGAGAAACTAGGAAACATGCGAGGTTTACTGTGCATGGTAATTATAGTAGTCCACACTGTAAGACTGTATTGATTCCTAATGGCTATTGTGTCGGTAAGTGTTGGAGATACCCCGAACATGCGGAGGAAGCATAATGTTAGTAATAGATAGTAGAGAGAAAAAAGGTTCTAGGTTAGTAGAACTAGTAGAGAGCGAAGCACTAAAAATGAAAGTGCCTTATGAAAAGAAGTGGATAGAGATAGGAGATTATGTTTACGATGATGTATGTTTTGAGGCTAAGTCAGCACATGATTTTTTAGCATCAGTAATGAATAAAAGATTGTGGACTCAATTAGATAACATGGATAGACACTATCAAACTAATGTGGTTATTATCTATGGTAGTATTGATGAAGGAGTTACTCAATATAAAAAATACATTAAGACAGATAAAAAATTTACTAACGCACAACACGCCAATTGGTCTAATAAACTTAGAAGTAAGTTTCTAGGTGCGATTGGCAGAATAACATTAGATACTGATGCAAAAGCATTTTGGGTATCTAGTGAACAAGAAGCCGCTTTGATAATTGCTTCTATATGCAAGATGAAACCTATCAAGCGAGAAGTTATCAAACCGGAGATATTCAAAAGAATATCAACAGATGATTTGAGGATAGACACCCTCATAACTATAAAGGGCTTATCAGTAGACAAAGCGAATGCGCTGATAAAGCAATATGGTTCGATTATGGAAATAGGCGAACAAACAGAAAAAGAACTTCAAGAAATGGATGGCATAGGAAAAACCCTAGCCCGAAGAATCTTGAATGTTTTGCATTCCGAAGAAAAGGTGAAAATATGAATGAAGATGAAAATATAAATGAAGAAGCATTGAACTATGAAGAGTTTGAATTAAGTAAAGAGCAAGAAGAATACTTGTATAAGATTGAAGAAAATACTAAAATTTTCAATACCAATCTACCGAGTTTCATTAGGCGTTTTCAAGAAGACGCTGTGAAAGTTTCTTTTAAGAATGATATACCTGCGGCACTAAGTTGTTTTGTAATATTAGGGCAAATTTGTAAAGACTTTGTTCTAATACCAAACGGTAGAAGTATAGAAGATAGTAGAGTTCATTTCTGTCAAATACAAACTTCCGGTTCGGGTAAATCAACCCTATGGAATTTTGTCGGGCCAGTTTCAAAGAAACTATTTGAAAAGATAAATGACCCTACGAATAATATTCATGTGATGAATTACAACATTCCCTTGTCTACTGATGAAGAAGGGCAGGAAGAATACGGAACTAAGAAGTTCGATGTGATGTCTACAACTGAATATACCGATGCCGCATTGATAGGCGGCTATGAAGAAATTTTTGCCGATGTTCCTGTTAAGGATAATGCAGGGCATTTAATCAAACAAGACGAAAACGGAAGAGAGATTCGTCACGGTCAAGATGGCTATGATGAAGCCTATACTAAAACTAAAAGAGAATTGACATGGGTTAGAGAAGCGGGTTTGTTAGAAGGTAGTGGATTAGCACATTGGGATGAATTTGAATACTCCGGTATTTTCAAACAAAGCCAAAACAAGGAACAGGCCATCGTTTATCTAAATACATTGATGAATACATTAGCCGGTGAATCGTGGATTATTAGTAAGAAACTAAAGCGTGGAGATATAATGGAATGCTTTTGCGAGCGTTCTATTCTAGCCATGACTTATCCACCGGAAAAACTAGTCAAGGTTGTTGCTAACAAAGGTGTATTACAAAGAATGATTCTATTTATTTGGGATGTTCCCGAAGCAATATTAGACAAAATGAGAAGAATGCAGATACTAAAGGCAGGTCAATTAGAAGAAATCAATCAACCTATTGACGAGTTTGCTGATGAGTTCTATGAGATTTATAAATTAGTCCAAGAAAGATTCAATCAAGTTGGTAAAGACCCATTAAAGACCATGAAATTCACTAAAGACTTCAACGAGAATCTAATGCTAGAATACGAAACAATGCAGGAGTTCATTCAAGATACCGAGCCTGTAGTTAGAAAGATTGCATCTAACTTTACAACTAGAATGCTTAAGATTCTAATTAAGATGGCTGTTCTGTGTTCTATTGCAGAAGCAAAGACCATAGAGAATCCTAGTAGGAGATTTACTGTTAGTGGTAGAAATGTTAGACAGGCAGGAAATGTAGTGCGACAATGTTATAACACATTGGTATTGTGGTTAGAGCGAAGCCTAAAGGTTAGCAGGAGGGTCGGAACACAAACTCAATCACCCAATGAACAATTATTCTTGGAGAAAATTAGAGAGTCAAAGAAAGATGAAAGTGGTTTCTTTAGTAAGAAATTAGTGATAGAAGAATTACAGAAATCTATGGCAAGAGCAACAATACACCGGCTGTTTGCTAAATATAAAACTAAAAATATGTTTGAGGAAAATAAAGTGGGTCGTTCTGTTTACTTGAAATTGAAGGAGGAGAAGAAATGAAATACGAAAATACATATGTTGTGTTTGATGTGACAAAAGGGCCAAAAGTAATAATAGAAACATTAGATACTTATGGTGATGAAGGTTGGGAATGTTGTTCCATGCTAAGTATAGCAGGAACTAACATTGTCGCCTTTTTGAAAAGAAGAATTGGCGCAGATGAACCAACAGTAGATGAAGAAAGCGAAAAGATTAGCAAACTTTGGTCTAGTGATTAAGCATGTCAGTATTAGCGTTAGATATTGAAACAAAAAATATGTCGCATGAAATAGGCGGCTTTGGTAATACCCATATGTTTCAAGTTTCTACCGTTGCTACTTGGGATGGAAATACAGGAACAGTCTATGTGGATGAACCTGTAGATTCATTTGCTAAGTCCGGCCATGTTGTCAAAGGGTTAAGTGAACTAAAATATGATTTAGATGACCACTTATCTAAAGGTGGTAAAGTCTTGGGTCATAATATAGCAGTATTTGACCTGCCTATACTTAGAGATTCTATGGATATATATTGTATTCATAAATATCTAAATGAAGAAAGTTATATTGATACTAGTAAAATATTATTAAAAGAACATGGTGAAAGATTCCAGTTGAAGAATCTTGTGAAATGCACTATGGATGACTTCAAACTTATGGATAGTGCCGACGCACCTAAGTTATGGAAGATGGGTCAATATGATGAAGTAGTAGAATATTGCATGAAAGACACCCAATTAGTTTATGACCTTTGGCAATATGGTAAAGAACATGGGATTGTTAAAGCATTCTCAATAGAAAAAGAAGAATTTGTAGATTTGGAGGTAGATTGGTAATGTCCACAGCAGAATGGATTGGCTTATTTATCTTCTTGATAATCTTGACACTATTGTTTTTTGCCGCATTCGGTGGCACTAATATAACAGAACAAAGTGTTGATGATTACATCAAGAGGCTAATGGGTCAAACGGAAGAGAAGAAATGAGTTTGAAACAAAAATGTCCTTATTGTAAGGATAAAACGCTAGCAAAGAGAATCTTAGGATTCTATGTTGGCTCTAGCGAACAAGTAAAACTTTGGGAATGTCGTTCTTGTAAAGGCGTGTGGTCGGTAGGCACAAAAATAGAGGGAGAGTAGTTTAGGCTACTCTCCTTCTAAATTTTTTTTTGGTCTTTTTTTCAAAAATTTTCTAAAAAAGCAAAAAAAAATTTTCTGAATAGGCGAAAGTTATTCGTCGTTTGAATTTAAAATAATAAAACCTAATGGTTTATCTTCAACGAATAATGCGCTAATGGTTAAATAACCAATAGCGAAACTAAGACAGAACAAGAAAATTAAAAACATTTTAATAAAAAGTTATATTTTTTAAATCATAATCAATTAATCGTGTTCCTATTTTACCACAAAATGTTCCATATTTATTTTTCATAGCATTAAGATGAGCAGTAAAAGATAAAGGATTTTCGCCATACCAAACATCAAACCATCCAATATCCCAATATGAATCAACAGGAATATTCCATGTTTCTATGTCTGCTTTTATTAAAGTAAATCTATCATCTCTCGCACAGTAAGGCCAAACTAAATCTATTACATCTTGTGAATTTTCTATGATTGTAATAGAATTAAAATTATGATTATCAATTAATTCTTTATTTAGAAAACCTATTCCTAAACCCGCTACTAATATATCTCCTGTCGCATTATGCCAAAGCCATTCATGGCACATATATTCATAAGAACTATCTCTCATAACAGATGGCTGAAAAGTATTTTTAAACAAAGAACATTCTCCATTAATTGTTTCTATTTTCCAATCGCCTATTTCATTTTCTGGTATATTTATTCCTAACATTTTATCGCCTCATGCTAATGTTAATACAACTCGATGAGTTGTTTTTTCTAACTGTCCTGCGGTATTATTAATGCTAACTTGATATTCAACCGTATAGGTTTGTCCTGCCGTTGGGTTTTGTCCTAACTTTGCCCTAACATCAATAACATTTGCCATTATAAGTGTTTGAGTTTGCCCGTTAGGAGGGGGATTAAATTGGCTATATCCGGTTAATAAACCTGTTCCTAAAATTCCAAAATCGCCTGATGTTCCTTGAAATACTGAATTTTCAGCAAAAGGATAAGTCGTGCTTATAGCCAAAGAATTTACTAAAGGATAATTTGCGGCAATAGTTATTTCAGGGGGAACAAATGTAATAATTCCGGTCATGTTAGTTGAAGCCGAAACTAATCTAAAAAAGTTTATATTTGAAACTCCATTAGGAGTTTGTAGAAATGTGCCTATATTAAAAAATATCTGTTCATTTCTCGTTTTGCCTGTAAATGGGTCAGTAATAGCCGCATTAAAGGCAGAATCTAAAAAAGCAATCCAAGTAGCAGTAGGTATAGTATAATCACTTTGAACTTCGTCAGCCGCTATTTGTGTAACAGTTGGAGAACTTAATCCTGTTATACTTGTTCCTGTCATAGATATAGTAGGAAAAGGCTGACTGCCTACACCAAAACCAAGAAACCCCGCATTTCTAAATATATTAGGAACAATTCCTGCATTTGCTCCACTTACCGCACTATCGGAAAAATAGACTTGATTTAATGTAACTCCCCCCGCAGGAGGCGTTCCTCCACCACCTGCATTAGCCTTATCTTCAGCACAAGCCCCTGCAACAGCAAGATAAATGATAATCACACTCCTAATGCAATCCAATTATTACTGCCAATAGCAATACAAGTTACACCATTAAATGTTCCAACGGTAATATCGGAAGCCGCATTGTTGATATTATTACCATTTCTAGCAACGGTAATATTACCACCTGTTGTATTTAGAATAGTAAAATGCAATCCTGTAGCGGAGGTAGAAGGTAGCGTTACATTTCCTGCACAAATCAAATATTTTCCTGCGTGAGTTGCTTCTGTTAAAGTAGTGCTTGCACTTACAGAAACCGTCGCTAATCTACGGCTTGTGAATGTTTCACAGACAAGTGATTGACCACTATCAACTGCGACATTTCCTGTAAATATTCCACCTGCTAATGGCATAGCCCCAATATCCGATAATGTTTGAGCCGCAGTTCTACCTTCTATTTGTGTTCCATCTACTCTTAAGAAATCATCATCCGCTAAGTTAGCATTAGCCTGTAATATGTTATTGTTTGCTATGCCGAATGTTCCTGTCAATGCTCCTATATCCGACGCTAATTCGCTTGCGCTTCTACCTTCTATCTGTGTGCCGTCAACTCTCAAGAAGTCGTTATCAACTACATTTGCATTGGCTCTTAATATGTTATTATTACCGATACCAAAAGCCGCACCACTTAACAATGCTAATTCAGTAGAAGTCACTGAACTTGCTGTAATATTTTTACTAGAATCTGTTACTAACGCCCTACTAGCAGTAAGGTCTGTAGTTAATGTTCCATCCCCAGTTACAGCAAATTGTAGTTGGTCTGCGCTATCTGTAACTTGAAAAGCGTTAGAAGAACCAGTGCCGTTAAGTTTTAGCACCACTTGATTTTCTTCGGATAAAAGCGTTGTCTTCCCACTACCTCCTGTAATAGACATTGTTTGGTCATAGCCCGAATTATTGTAGCCAATGCTTAGGGCATTGGATGTCTTGTCAGTCGTTAAATATTGAACAGTCATACTACCGAATCCTGTAGTATAAGTTATTACCGCAATTATTACATCATTACCATCTGCATAGTCCGGTATTCTGTTTGCTGTATTAGAACCATGAGGAATAATTTTCAATCTATTTGCTTGTGCTTCTGCAACATCAGCAACTAATAAATGACTAACATTGGCAGGACTAGTAGTAAAAAGAGAAGCATCGAAGTTCTTAGCGTCACATGGAAAAAGATTTCCATTAGCAAAAACAAAACCGCTAGTTACTTGAATTACATTTCCACTACCTGCTTGAGTTATATTAAATCCATTAGTAGTCTTTACTGCATAATTCCCTCGCATTCCCAATGATAGCGATTTGATTAAACCACTATGAGGAAAATCTACTGCATCTGTTATGTGGCCTAGTGTTCCACTTGTTCCGGCTGTGCTAAATCTATTCGGGTTTGTTAATGTCATTTTATTCTACCTCTAAAAATATAAAAAATTCTATTGTATCATTTGAAGAGAATGGCCCAATTCCATCAAAATTTTCTCTAAACAACATATTAGAACTTGCGTCAAAAACTCCAACTTCTCTAAGGACTTGCCCCGTCATGGCCGCAGTTGCGCCACTAACTGTTAGTTTTATTTGAACAACATTGGCATCGGATTGGGTAGCCGTAGCGGTAGCGGTCGCTACAAGAGGAACATCTAAATCTGTTTGAGAAGAAAAGGTAGAGTTTCCACCTAAGCCAACCTTACCGTTATTTACTAGGCTGACCAAATGCGTAGCCAACAAATTCTGCATTTTTTCAGTTATCAAAATTCTTCCTCCAATAATGTAGTAAAAGTGGTCACTCCTATATTCAGTGCATTGGTATTTGTATTTAGCGTTTCCGAATCTGTCGAGTTAGTTCCCAATGTAAATGCTCCGGCAGGGGTTGATTTTTTCTGTATTTTAAACTTGATAGGTTTTACATTAATTTCTTCTATAAAATCAAAAATATTTTGATTATCATTAAATGAGTCTTCTCTTATTTTATTATTTACATTTCTATTTTCTATCGCTAGTTCAGCAAATCTATCTTCTAATCCTTTGGTATAACTTCCTAACTCCAAGTCCATAGTTCCTCTAAGGTTATGTTGTATTTCTAAAACAATGAACTCGCTTTTAGGTATGTTTTCTTCGGGTATTTCTACCGTAATAATATCACCAACTCTAAGTTGAGAAACTCCTTTATGCCCTACATTTATCTTTAATCCAAAGCCTTCATCGTTGTGTATTCTAAGAAGTTCGGTTGCCCTTTTATCAACATCTTCTTGAGTAATTAATTCATTTTCAAATACTTGTAAAGTTTTCCTGCCTTTCTTTTCTATGCTTCTAAGTTCTTTTCGTATTGCTCTATGGGTTCTACCAAATACTATAATTTCATTAAATAAATCGAATTGGCTTTTTTCTCTACTGTAAGAGTAAATCCTAGTGTCTGTATTTGCTGTGGTAAAAAGTATGTTAGGGAAGAAGTTAGAACTCGCAGATTCTTCAACTGTAAATTGTTCATTATTTTCTATTAAAATTTTGTCTTTTTTATTCATTAAGAATTTTATTGCAGAAAATAAATCCACTCCTCTATAATTAGGAGCAACAAAGTAAGGATAGGTTGATTCAGTTAAATTAAATTCAACATCATTTTCCTCTAGTATTTCATTGATTAGTTTATCAGCATCTTGACAAACGGAAACAGCAGAACCTATTATTGCTCTTTTTGCATTTATGCTATCATTAGTCCCCACTAAAACATCCATAGTCTCGGAAACAGAAACTATACCTAATAATTCTTTTTGATTTTCAAGGGTCATTTCAAAACCAATTTCATTACCCGCATCAGTGAAATCTACTGTTGTAAAGTTATTGTTATCCCCATCACTAAAGTTCATCTGCAACTTACCTTCTGTCATTATATTATCTTTCATATTGACAGGATTTGTAATCACTATGTTATTTTCACTAGTTTGTCCATCTACATCTACTGCTACATACATGGAAAGAACCCCCTCATTGTTTCCTTCATCATTCCTACTGCCTAATTTATCTCCGTAAATGAAATTATTTATTGTAGTATAAGTTAAATTATCTTTAGGTTTTTTTGTATATTGTGAAGATAGTTGATTTAATCTAATTTTTTTAGGACTAAAATCATAAAAACAAGTATGGTTAGGTTGCATTATCCTAAATGTTTTCAATCTACTTGGGTCTAAAGCAGACGATTTTTCTGAAGGGAAATTACCACTTACTGTTAATATATGAGTTCTGTCTCTTCTTGTCGTGTCTATTTCATGTGATATAACATAGAGAATATACTTAGGAGTTCCTAAATCAATAGATGCGTTGTGTGAAAGCACATTATCTATTGACCTGCTTCCCCCCTTATTTGCTGTTTCGTAGTCTTCTACCCCTCCATCTCCATCATCAACCTTAACTTCTTCCGATACCAAATAACATCCTGTTAAGTCTACATGGCTTAACCAAAGAGGATTATCTGCTCTAATGTGGGTTTCACTAGTATTATTGCTACCTGCGTTGGTGGTTAAAAAATAATCAGTGAATGCTAATACCGTGACATCGGTTCCATTAGTTGCTTTTTTAGTCCCTACTTTATTTCTACTAAATGTAGTATCTGCTGTTCCCGATATTGTAGCATTGTTAGACATAGTAACAGTATCGGGCGTTGGGAATGTGCTGATTTCATGTGTTCTGGTAAAGAAAGGAACATTAGGGCTATCTACATACAAATAAACTTCACTACCCCCTCCTAATGAAGTAAACTCTTCGTCATCATGAATTCGATTATCTGTGTCTTCTAATCTAGCGGCTGTTGCCGTTACAGTATTGAAGACGCAAGGCGTTTTAAAACCTACATCAATTCTTAATGTCGGCTTGAATCCACCAAACACACCATCTGCATCATCATCATATTCTTTATCTGTATTAAAATCAGTAGGCGTTCCCGACGCAGGTCTTCCTCCATTGAATCTGTCTGTGCTAAGTGTTTTAGTGGCGAAACCTATTTGGTCGCCAATTACACTTCCTTCAGTATCTCTAGTTCTAGTTACTGTAGATAATCCATATCTAATTTCTTGCTTAATACTACCATCTATGTTTAGGTTTCTAGCAGAACCAATTTTAGTAGCGGCCATGCCAATATCTACTTTAGCCCCATTGCCTCCGGTTATTCCCCACCTGTCTAAAAATACAGGAATAAAACCTTGATATTTTCTAACAGTCGCTTTATGAACCATATTTTGAAAATTTGACGCATTATGTTTAGTTACTCCAAATGCGCTTTGCGTAGACTGCGGAGTTGATAAAGTATTAGCCAACTCCGACATCATTGGAAATGGTGAAAAGTTAGTCATTGACGCTAAACTAGTAGTGCCTGTAAATTTACTAAATTCTGCTAGCCAAGAAAAGTAAGAAAATCTTTCACTTGTTAATACCATAGGCAATATAATACTATTATCTTGAGCAAAATTAGTCACTGACCCTCCCATAGCATTTACTCCAACTCTATCGCTAAATGAAGTATCGCAGAAATTTGCACTGTTTCCACCATAGCCACTATCATTATTTCCTCTTGCCGCACCAGTTCCCGTTCCTTGACCTTGCGGAGTAAATGCCGAAACATAGTTATTAGGAAAACCACCCCCATCACTCGCTAATCCTCGCATCGTTACAAATTGCATTGGGTTAATATCACCATCACCTTGAATGAAATCATTTTGAGTATTATATCCCGAAATATTAGCAGTTCCTTGTTTATTTCTAAAGGTTAAATTTGTTGGGTTTTGAGAAGAATTCGAGTTAAACAATAATTCAAATTGATTGCTAGCAAAGTCTATGCTTGCTACTCTATCAGTAAAAGTCGTTTGAACTCCACTTCCTGTAACTGTCATTCCAACATGAATTTTATCCATATTACCTGCAACAAGAACAGTAACGGTCTTACTTCCATTTACAGTTTGACATGCTATTACTTGTTCGAGTGCTTGGTTGGTAGTTGCATGTTTTATCACACAAATATACATAATCGCTCCATTAGGCGCACTACCATCCTGTCTAGGAACAGTAGGCTGATAGTGAGCAACAGCGTTTGTTGCACCACTTATTATTGTTCTATGTGGTTTATCTATTAATGTTATACTATTACTTGATGTGCTTGCTACTACTCCAATAAATCTACCTGCCCTGTCTACAATTATATCTTCGGGTTGAACTGTAGTGGTGGGGTTTGCGGCAACGGTTAGCACTTTTCCACTAACATTTGTAACATGCATGTTTAGCGAAGTAATGGTATGTTGTGGATATAGATTAATAGAGCCTATATTTTTAGTGCTTTCCGGTATATTTTCGGGGTCAAATTGATTATAGAAACAATCGAAAACTAACTCGGTTAATCTCATAATACTAAATCTTCTTAGTTTATTTATCTCTTTATTATCAAAAGCAGAAAGAATATTATGTTGTCTATAAGAATCATCTAAAGCACTAATAGTATTAGTTATTCCTTTAGAACCTTCTTTCAATTCCGAATGATTTGTAATATTTAATTCACCTACAGTCAATAAAGAGTAGTTCACTATATTTCTATCTTTAGTTCTATTCAGTAGGCTATCCTTTCTTGTGGAAGAATAAGGCAATAAATCACTATTACTAAACAAAAACATTCTAGCAATTTTAGGGTCTATTTGTTCAAACTTATCTCTATATTGGTGAGAGTTTAAGTGCTTAACTTTATTGTTATTTGTTGGCCTTAAGTTAGGATATGAAGATGGGCCATATGTAGCCAATTTAGTATGAGCGTGGGGTGTATAGAATATTTTAGGTTTACCTCCCTGTCTAAATTGTGTTAATTCAAATGGGTTTGAGTGAAACTGCTCTAATGTTGTTGGTTCAAAAAATCTATCTCCGATGCTAGGTAAAAATCCTCTTGATTCTAATATTCTTTTATTGTCAAAAGAAAAGAAACTTGCCGTTATTGATGTATTAGAAGCGGTTGCGTTTACTGCCGTTCCTTCTAGTGTAACAAGTTTGGCCTGTAATACAAGGTCGCCCGAAGCACCGTCACCAACTGTAGCACCAATAAATGTATTATCGGGTATTCCTGTGCCTGTTATTTTTTGACCCACTTTAAATACATTATGAAAGAAACTATTTGTGCTTCCCGAAATGAATGCTTCTACTGTTATATCTATTACAGAATTACCGCTAACGGTTTCTATTCTACCTTCTCCTATGAAGTTTCTTTGACATATATCTGTCCCTATTATATTATCTTGACGAATACCATCAACATATTGTCCCGCATTATATCTATATGCACTAGCATAATATTTTATTTTACTAGTTTGGTCTTCATACATTGTAGAATTATCGAATAAAAGTTGTTTTGATTTGTTAAAATTACCTTTCTCTAAATTAATCAATCTATAATTAGAAGAACCAAATTGGGATTGATAACTCCCTAATCTATCAACTCTAGCACTAGTTGAAAGTCCATGCGCCCTAGTTCCGCTTTGATACATCACGGGATGCTCGGCTTCCAGTTTAAAATCTAAGACACTAGTAATGTTATTTACATTTAGTTGATTGACCTGTGGATGTAACAATGCAATGTTTTTTCCTCCATGTAAGTGACCACCATTTAATAAATTCAGTTCATGCGTAAACTTAGTAGTTTCTCTCACATCGTCTTGATTATGATGTCCTTCTAATCTATCTATTGGCATTCCACTTTGGAAAGAAGCGGTGAATGCAGTTGTTATATTGATAGTAAGTTCCGCATTGTTGTCTAAAGTGATAGACCTTTCTTCTTTGTTTATGCTTTCAATTAAGTAAGTAGTTCCAACTGCTAAACCTGTGCCTACCACTTTCATGCCAACAAATAACTTTTCAGTATCTACATTTTTTATTACAGGAGAACCTGCAACTATTGATGCTCTTATGAAAGTATGAACACCAACTTCTCGGTCTAATATTATTCTACATTGATTACTAGCCAATGAAAATTCAGTAGGGATATTTAAATGACCGCTAGGGTCAGTATTATCGGCATCATTGCTCATTTCAACGCTATCGCTCCCTACGACAGTTATAGTGGTGGATGAAGGAATGTTAGAATGAGTTGTATCATCTATTACCATACCCACTGATAATTTACTTGTATTTACGGTTAATGTAGCGTCACCATCTGCCGTTGATGCACTTATTGTAATATTAATATCCTTTTCAACTTGTAATATGTTTGCCAAAAACTTACCATTAACAAACAAAGGCTTACCGTGTAAATTCTTTTCTCCTCTAATATTATTAAAAGAAGATAGAGCAGTATCACTATCTACTTCTATAAATCTTCTAGCAATAGTCATATTATGTGTTAATTTACCAACCAAAGTAAAATCAGTATCTTGAGTGTTAGCATAATTAATATCAACTCTACCTAGAGTTAATGGATTATATGGAGCGATAGTTACAATAGTTCCTTTATTTTCACCTGCGGATTTGGTATTAACTATTTCAAAATCAATAAGAGTATTTACAGTATCAAAGGTTGCTTTATTAGAAAAAGTTAAACTTACTCCGGTTGCACTTCCTGTTGCGTTTGCGCTCAACTCTAAAGTGTTACTATTCGTGATGCTACTGACTGTTGTTCCTGTTGGTATATTAGTTCCCAAAACTTCCATCCCTGCAAACAAATTAACAGTTGATGATAGGGCTGTTATTGTCGCATCTCCCGAAACAGTAGTTCCTGTTAAGACAACATCGTTATGTAAGCGAGATTGAAAGTGTGCATCATTTAACATATTAGAAACATCGCTTATTTCATATCCAATTGCATTTTCATGTGTGCTTCCGCTACTACCAACTAATCCATCTCCTTCTTCTCCTGTAGAAGTAATCTTAACACCGGAGTTAAAGAACAGACCTTTGTTAGAAGCACCGCTTAAACTAGTTGTTGAATCTACTAATGTGCTTGTAGCCAATGCTTTGTTTAGTAAATAATTTTTATTAGTTTCTTTATATCCTTCTAGTGCCGTTCCTTCTGCTCTAGCATTATCTACTAAAGTAAAGCCTGTTCCTGTTAGAGTAGAGGCAATCTCACCAATATAACTCATCATACCCGATGAGTGTTTTAGATGAACTTTAGTTCCTGCTGTTAATGTTATACTGCTCGACGAAGTTAGTGTTTTATTAGCAAAACTACAAGTAAAGTTAGCACCAACACTTTGTAATTTATTGTATGGGCTTTGGGTTGAATAAATGATGTCTTGAGAAAATAATGTGTTCTTAGTTATAACAGGAGAAATCAACTTTCTAATATTACTTCTCCCTGCTAATTTTACTTGTGTTAGACCGTTTTCCTTGAAGTTGTCTATTCTTTCTACTGCCCCATGTAATTTTTCAACTAGAATAGCATACTTTCCTTTCATGTAGTCTAACATAGTTCCTTGAGAATGATAGGCCGCTTCATTGCTTGTGCTACCATCCGAATCAAAATATGCTTTATCAGAAAAAGATAAAGTTAGTAATTTTTTATCAACATCTACTGCGCTTACTATGGCATACAAAAAGGAAAATTCTTTCGAGAAAAACTTTACCCGAAGCGCACTATCTCTATTTGCTACCAATGGAAAATCTGTAAGTAATGTTTTATCTTTTTTATTGTAAGCCCTTCTTTCAAGAACGCTATCATTTGCTAAAGTGTAAGAGCCTGTTGTGAATATTGATTCAGTTTCTAATCTATTTTCACTTCTAAAAGTAATACTTTGAGTCTTACCACTAATAGACGCTATGCTTTGCACAATAACTATTCTTGTGCCAACTCTAACTTCATCCCCAACATTTAGATAACTTCCTAAATCATGGTCTGTTGTTGTAGCATAAGTATTGCCGCTAGTGTTGGAAGTTATTACAGCACCTATTGACTTAAATTCGTTCATATTACTACTAAATAATTGATGTCTAATTCTAAGAGGTTCTTCATCTCCTATCTTCTTTGTTAATATTCTAAACGGGTCTGCTAATTTAACTTCGGCCAATGTTCCTTTTGCTCCCATAGATTCAAACAACAATTGGTCTAATACATTACTTGATAGATTGGCTTTATCTTTAGAAAGAGCATATGACAAATATCTATATGGGCCATTATAGTCTTGTGTTGATGTAGTGTTAGTTAAAGCATCATTATCATCTCTTCTAGCATTAGTAAAACATGCGTCACTTGTAAATGGAGTATATGCTAATATTGTTTTTCCTTCATTACTAGTGTGTGTCGCAGGATTATCTTGATTTTTTAAGTTATCAACAAGTTTAGTTTTTAGAGTGTATTTACTATAATCTATAATATCTGTTCCGAAATCGGGAGTAGTTGTAAAAAAACTTCTAGTGTTTATTGCATCACTACTAGCCGATACTCCAACAAAGTCTAGTTCAGAAAATAACATATTATATTTTTTGTTATGGTCGAGTTCATTTTTTTTATCTAAGTTTTCGTTGAAAAAATAAAACAGTGGCCTCGCTACTGAAACAGAAGCAGAAAGAGAGTTTTTAATTCCTAAACCAATTGCCGCTATTGTTTTATCTGTCGGTATGGGCGTAGAATATAGTTTAAACTTAACATTCTTTGCTATCTCATTCCCTAACTTTGGTCTAAACTCAAACGAGTCTCCGCTAATATCATCAGTAAATATTTCCGAAACTTTAGCAAAATGGTGTTTATTTTCATCATCGGAATGAATCATTACAAATAAATGGGTAGTCGTTAAATCAATACTGTTTAGTCTCACTCCTGTTTGACTTATAACATCAAAACACTTTATTCTAATTCCTTCTGTTGTCTCTAAATTTCTGTGTTCTATTCCCAAAACAAGGATAGCACCAGTGGCACTAGTTGTTGCTTTTTCTGTTAATGTAAATTCTGTGCTAGAACTTATGGACTTTATTCTAGCATTTTCTGTAGCAAAACCTGTGCCTTGAACAGATTGCCCTACATACAAATTATTGGTATTGCCACTAGATAAGACTACAGTTGCACTACCTTGAGTAACATTACAATTTGCTAATGTTGTTCTACCAACGGCTGTTAAATTAATACTACCGGAGTTTTCTTCTATTATCGCTACTCCGAAATTATCTACTGTAGAACCATTAGAAGTGGGAGATAGCGCACTAACACAAAGTTGTGGGTTGGTTGGAACATCAAACGCTGTTCTAGTAAATGTAAGAGTTCCAGTAGCACCACTACCGCTTGCTTCCCTACTCATTGTTATGTTAGTGTTAGTTGAGATAGCAGTAACTATTGCGTTATTCTCTATGTTAGTTCCACTCACTTTCATGCCTATTAGTATATTACTAGTATCACTAATCGGTAAAGTTTCACTACCCGATGTAGCAGTCGTTGTAGATTTAGTTACCGTAGCGGTTGGCCTACTCAATGCAACTAAAGTAGAAACTTCTGTCATTCATCTACCTCCTCGAATCTAAAATAGAATAATGCATTATCTAAATTGGGTAATAAGTTGTTTACAAAAAATTGTTTTTTGGTGGTATTAACCATAGACATTTCGTGTAGTTCGCCCATAAATTGCTTATTGGCAGTAGCACTTCCCGCCCCCGTTCCATTATTGCTAGAAGCACCGATAAAGTAATCTTCTTGCGCCATAGAAAAACTACTGGTTGTAGAAATAGTTTCTTTTTTTTGCACAATACCATTCAAAAATAATTGAAGTTCTTTTGTGTTATTATCATAAACACATGCTATATGAAATTGATTATTGATATAACTAGCGTCTTTGAAAGCAGGAATAAAAATATTAGTGCTACTACTAATACTACTAGAAGGTGCAGTATTCAATATAATTCTATTAGGGCTAGAGGCTAAAGAAGAGATAGTTCCTAACGAAGTAAAATTAAAACCATCTCTTATGAATACTTCTTGGTCTTCGTGAAACTTAGCAGTTGAAGCGACAGGTATTGTTTCTGCGCTGTTTGTTCCATTAGTTACTCCTCCGACAACATGAGTTATTCTTCCTGCATTATCAAACCCTTCTAAAGTATCGGCAGTATAGAACCAACCGACTCCTGTTGTAGCATTAATAACCGTGTCATCAGTTGATACACTGTGAACAGTTCCTCCTATTTTCAAATCTACTTTAATTTTATATTCCGATGGTTGATTTTCATTATGTAATGTAGAATTAACTAAAGAAATTGTGAAATTAGTGCTAGAAAAAATATTCATTTCATGCACTAATCTATTAGCAATTGGCATATATTCATTACTTTGAAAGTCTGCACTAGAAGCATTACTAAAAATTACAGTAGGCATGACCTTTTGGGTGCTAGTTGTCGTGGGTCTTGCTGTTGCTGAATATTGCCCGAATCCATTTATGTCATAAGGCGTTAAAATAGCCTCAAATGTAAAACTACCTGTATGAGAAAATATGCCGTATGCTTGATTATCTGAAGTGCTAGGAACATTGTCGCTATAATCTATTCTAACATGACCATTACACATGACAGGGAAGATTAATCCTCGCTGTTTTCCAATAAGCACATCATACATATTATCACCTATGGAACTATAATTGCTGTTTCAAATTCTAAATTAAAAGTCAATTCAAAAGTTTCTGCACTAATATCGCAAGAGAAACTTCTAACGAAGCCTGTTAATCCTGTGTCTGTAGCAGAATCGGGGAAAGAAGATATTTTACTCGGAACATTAGTATTATCTAATTCATTATCATCTCCTCTTGAAGCAAAATTAAAAGGAACGAAAGTGCCTTCATCTCTATCACTTGTCGCATCTATTGTAGTTCCGCTATTTACTCCTGTTCTTTGATTATAGTTAGAATCAACAAACGATGGAATTAATATAACTAACTCATTAAATGCTTGATTCTCAGCAAAACCTGTAGAATCTACGCCCGAAGAAATCATTTGTGCAACTTCGTGCGCTGTAAAAAATCTATCTTTTAATGTTCCATCAAATGTTTTTTTGATTCTTTGGTCTAATATTACTCCACTAACCGATATTGTTTTTTGAGCCATACCTAAATCCAAAGCCGCAGTTATGGACTCTCCGGTAAATACACCGGAAAGGGGAACAGGGAAAGCGGGTATAGTTTTACTAACAGAAATACCAACAGAATTAGCCAACAATTCTATTACATTTGTTTCAAAACCATTTGAAGAACTATGCGATTGTAATTTTAAGAAAACACCTTGAGCCATTTTATCACCTCAACATTCCGCTAGAAGATACACTTCTGTTAATCTTATTTGTTATCATATTACCAACTTGGTCTGCTATTCTTCTAAGTTCCGCATCGGAGGTATCTTTAGCATTAATTGTAACATTGACATGATTATTTACCGTATTACTTTTCATCATTCCAGAACTTTGAGTATTGTTATGAACTCTAGCACCCGCAGGTAAACTTACTAATTCCGGCCCACCTTCACCAACAACTGCCATACCACCACTAGAAACACCACCGCTAGCAAAGAATGGTATGCTACCTGTTAGTTTTTTAATAGCCGCCATAATAAAAGCCCCAACTGCAACTGCTATCAATAAAGGTATAGCATAAATAGCGGCTACTGTTAGCATTTGAATCGCTATTTGTTTAACAACATACGCCGCTAAAAAGATAAATAGTGCTTTCTTTGCTATGTTAAATACGGCACTTCTAAAATCGTCGTCGGTAAAGAACCTATGAATAATATCTAATCCTGTATAAAATACTCCTATTGCTAATGCTAGTAATCCTTTCAACACTACTTTAATTATTCCTAGTCCTATTAACATTAAGTTATCAACAAACTGTAAAGCATAATCTATGAATGTATAAATATCTCCCGATAATAAAGCACCTATCATACTAAATACTAACATAATATTTTCTAATACTAATGAAGCAATATTCTTTATGTCATCCACCACTCCCATTTCACTTAATATTCCTAAAGCATCATGGATGAACTTAGCCAAAACTAAGAATGCCAATATGCCTAACATTAACATTATTAAAACTTTAAATGCATAATTAAGAACAGGCTTCATAGTTTTTTGAAGACCAACCATTCCTTTCCTATACCTTAAAGTTTTTTTAGCCATTTTTTCTTGAAATTTTTTCAATTTATCTCCTTGTTTGAAACTAGCAAGCATGTTATCTCTCATGTCTTCAAATAGAGTTTTCTCAACTTCTGCCGTTCCCTCTTTTGTTGCTATTGTTTTTGTTCCTCTTTTTTTACTCAAAAAGAAATCAGTTTTTCTTAGTGCTTCTTGTTCTGCTTTTATGTCGGCACTTATGCCTGCTCTACCTGCTTCAGTTTTCATTCCTTTTTGAAACTGTGCAACTTTTTGTGCTTCTTCGAAAACCTGCGCTTGTTGTTTTCCTTTTTCTATAAGTTCGTCTAATCCTTTTATCATTGCTTCATTAACATCAACACCCTCTAATATTGCTACATTATACGCTAGAGTTCCTTTGATTGCTTCTCTTATTTGTTCATTTTCTTCGGCATGCTTTAGACTAATTATTCCGGCTTGTGTGCTTTGTTGTTCCCTCAATGCGTTTAGTTTTTCTAACTGAGGTTCAAGAGTTTTAAATGCTTGAACTTGTTGTATAACTGCGTCATTTTGTTCTTTTGCTAACTTAGCATTTTGTTGTGACGCTTGTTCTATCTGTCCTAAAATGTCAACAAACGCTCTAAATTTATTTTGTAGTCTCCATAATGGACTACCGGAAACAAGCCTAGCAAAAATAGTCCATTTTTTACCTGCTTTACTAGTAGCATCCGATACTTCAATAAGTCTCTTTGTAAAACCTTTGAACTCAACGCCAGCAGTTAAAGTGACCTTATTTAAATCACTAAGATTACCTGCTAGTTTTTCGATTTCATCGGCCATGCTACTTACCTGCGTTCTTTTTTACTTTGTCAAGTTCTTCTTGTTTAACTTTTTCCATATTAAAGTGAACCATTAATAAATCCATCACTAGACTCGATGGCATTTTATAAATTTCTAATGGACTTATAGATAGTGCCGTAGCCAATGTATAAGTCATAATTAAGAATACTGTTTTGGGATTACTCTTTTTTCCCTTAATAGCATTCTCAATCATTCGTTTTTTTCTTCATCCTCCTGTAAAGCATTCATAGGATTTGGTAAAATTTCTTTTAATTGATTGCCAACATAAGGGCTTAGCCTTAGCATATCAAGTGTTGAGAGTGATGGTTCTGTTTTTGAAATAAAATTTTCGACCATATAACGATACATAGCATTAATATCAATATCTACATTTTGTGTTCTAGTGTCTATTTTCATAACGCTATTCATGGCTTTTTCAGCCTCTAGCCATGTGGGTTCTTTTACCCACACTTTTAGATATTCTTCTTGGTCGGGTGCTACTTTAACATAGTGTAGCGTAGGCTCTTGTAGCGCAAATAGCGCATCTTTATTCTGTATTACTTTCTTTTCAGTCATATTATCCACCTTCAAAACCAACAAACAAACAAACGGTGTTGGTGGAATTTATGTTTATTCGGCCTTTGGAGTTTCTTTTTTTGCCTCCTTAGCCTTCTTTTTTGCATCAGCCTTTTGTTGGGCTTTTGTCTTTTTTAGTCTTTCAGCGACTAGTTTTCTTTTTTCTTCTTTAGAAACCACTTAATCACCCCTGTAAGACCCAATGAGTTTTAACTGTGCAAGACTCTAATGTTCTTGGCATAACTGTTCCTTCTACTGTAATTGGCCCTTTATCATCAGGTATTGTAAAGTTAGCCGCACTTAAATAGTAATCTTGTAATTTGATTAATATTTGCTCTCCATTTGCTTTATCGAATTGTAGAGTAAGAAGAGTATCACTTGGACTACCTACTTCTGTTTGTTCTAATAGTTCTTCGAATAACCTATCATCTGTTACCATAGCAGTAAAAGAAACTTCATATGTTCTTTGAGCAGGTATAGCATCTTTAATTGATTTATTACCAATACCAATAAATCTTTTATCTTGTAGATTGTTATTTATTGTTAGGGTCAAGTTTGTAACCTTTAGGAATTGTTGTCCAAATACACTAAACAAACCACTTGAGAAAAAGAATGGTTCTAAAAATTCTTCATCAAAGTCAGTAGTGCTATTATCATTGGCTTGTTCAAAGTTAAACAATTGTCTATTATCCGATATACCGCCTCTTGCTTCATACGACTCTTGTTTTCCTAATTTATGAACTGCCCTTGAATTTAAATCTAAAGTCATTTTAACTTCTTCATTTTCATTAGCCGTCATAGTTAATGTATTGACTCTATTGCCTCTTGCTATTCTAACAAAAGTAGTGTCTTCAAAATCATTAGCAGTATTTGTAGTTAATGTGCTAGATTTAGCCATAGTTTGTTCTAAAGCAAAAGAAGGTAGTTTTTCTCCATTTGCTTCTTTGAAAGTATATGTAATCAAATGGTCTGTTCCTGCACCCGTAGTTCCGTCAGTTATCGCTCTTTGTAATAATTCTAAATCACTTGTAGCGTCTAAAGGATGAAGGATAGGAGGCATTAGCGTAGTTCCACTTCTAATTGATTTGTAAAATATTGGCCCTTGTTCTAAAAATTCGGTAACATCATGGTCGCTAGCCGCGCCACCATTTGCGGCATCAATATAAACAAACCTTCTATCATCAACAGAACTTGTGTCGTGAGCAGTAAATAAACTACCTGCGGCTTGATTTTCTAAAGTAGCATTAACATTAGTGCAACGACCTAAAGCGTAATACAAAAATGCACCGTGATTAGTCACTAGTGCTAGATTACCTCCACTAGCAGTTTCGATACCTTTGTATTGATGAGTAAAGTTTCTTGAACTACCCAAAGATAAGTTAAGTTGTTTCATTTCAACTTCTAAGTTAGGAAATGTAGCACTTTCTAAAAGACCTAGCCAATTATCAGCATTTAATCTTTTAACAGAAGCATTTTTTGGACCAACACAAGGCGCACCATATCCTCTAATGTGTATAAAATCACCATTTGCTAGAGTGATTGAGTGAGCAGGACTAATTGTTATATCTTGATGGTCGTTAGCAGTAATAGTATGAGTTGATGCAGGAGTGGTTGTTGAAACATCATTGTCATATAATTCAAGAGTGCAACCAACATACAAATTGTTTACTAATAAATATAAATTTTCAAAATCTCCATGAGTTCTAAGTTTGACTTTATTTGTAAAGCCTGTTCCCGATGCGCTATGGTCTATATTGATAAATAAATCTACTTCGGGTATCATTGTTAAACTTGCTTGGCTTCCTAAAAATATGTCTTCTGTTGTCATGCTTTATCTCCCCTCTCCTTACAAACTTACTAGGGAATACTTAATGCGAATCGTTTTGTCTCTACTGTCAATTTATATCCAAATAACCTCTTTGCCCTGTCGTTACTTTCACTTCTTGACCCTACAAACACTTGATGAAATTTAGAACCATCACTTGCAGTATATCCTCTACGACCTCGCTCAAGCGTATGACGGGCTATCAAGTATAAAGCCTTTAGCCTGTCTTTACCAAAGGCGGCATCTGTTCCTGCTCTTTCATCATGTATTGTTCTTATGTGCATTGTAAATGAATGTGTTTCATTTCTCACATCAAAGTGGACTGTTGGATATTCTAAACTTTGTGAGTCTTCAAAAAATACAATCACATCTTTAGCAGTTAAATCATATCTAACTCCTCTATTCTTATCTAGTGTTCTAACATCAACGAAATTAGGAGTCCCTGCATGGTCAGCAGTTATCTTTCCTTCGCTAATTAAAGTTGTAACAGAAGAACTCCATTTACTTGAAACTAAATCTATAAGTAAACTTACTTCATCCATATTAAATCCTCAATGCTTTTTGTAAGTCTTCATTTATTCTTTGTGATATTGCTTTTACAAAACTATCCTGTGCGTTTTTTAGCATTTCTTCATTGCTAAATGATACATCTATTCCTAATGTTTCCGAAAGTTCCTGCATGGCTTTTTGTCTTTCCATTTCTATCTCTAAAAATTTCTTGAACAATTGTATCTCTTGCATAGCAATCACTCAAGTAAATAAACCAAATCGCCCTTTCCTTTCAGTATATCCATAGCCTCTTTAGTTAGAATATCGTATTTTTCTTTAGTGGTAATATTACCACCTGTTTCAGCAATCATAATTGTTTGGTCATCATGTCGTAACAATTCAGCCGCCACTAGCATTGTTGTGGCTTTATGTATAGCCGAAGGAACTCTTGAAGAACCCGCAACATAAGTAATTATAATTGAGTTTTGAGTATGATACGGATAATCTCTTAAGAAAAATATCCTACCATCATCCTTGATACTCCAAAAACTGCCTAGTCTTTTCATATCCTGTTTGTCAGTAAATATCTCCGAAGTTGATTGTGAATTTTGACCTGCTTTATCTGTAACTGTTATCGTGCATCCCGAACCATCTTCTCCTGCTAAAAGACTTGAAATATTAATTTTATATCCATCATCGGGGTCAATAGAAGCATAAAAGAAATCACTTATGCTTAGGTTATTAGGCGAAGAAGTCCTCTCTTTTTCTCTATTTGCCCCTGTAAATTGAGCAGTATTAGCAGGAAACTCTTCATTAATTAAATGACAAATATCTCTTGCCGTCGTTTTTGCTCCAAACCTACTATCGAATGTATTATGTGCGGCCATCGTTCCTTCTCCTTGAAAGAACAACTCAAAGGTATCTCCGTTATTTGGTAATTGTAAAGTTATCTTTCTAAGATGTTGAAAGTTGTCGGGGTCTAATGTAACGCTTGCCTGAGCCGATGCTAATTCAAGGTAACTATTACCTTGCCAAACTTTCAAAGATATTACTTTCTTTAGTTTCATTGTGGCTAATTGTATAAATCCAACATAGCCACCATAATATGCTTGCATTGGGTGTCTAACAAATTCAAAGTCATGGAACTCATCTTTGTGAATAATTGGTCTGTATGACCTCTTTACTTTATCATCAACTATGCCCTCTATGTTTTTTATTATCTTACCGACTTGCGCTTGACTAGGAAAAGTAGAAGATGTAAATGCAGGTATCTGTAACATATCCGATACTGCGTCTTTGTCGGTATAGAATCCTTTACCTGTTGAATAATCAACATCAATAGATGTGTAGTCGCTTGGGGATGATGCTATTGCCATATTATTACCTCTACAATTTTATTATTGCTAACTCTCGTTTTATCTCATTGATGAATTTTTTTACTTTGGCTATTTTTATATATTGTCCTTTTGGTTTCTTCTCAGACTCAGGAGTTCTTTCAGCAACCTTACTTCCATACCTATCAAGTAAAATCTTTTTGCTAAACACAAACGATTTTGGCCCCTTTTTAGGAGATTTGATAGCATAGTTTGTGCCACTCTTTGTTTCTGTTGCCTTTATTACTATTTGAATATTATACACTTTATTTAAATCTCTTAATAAGTTTCCAAATAAATCAATTAGAGTCTTTTCACCATTATATATTTCTTCAGCAAAATTAGTTAGTTTACCTTCTGCTAATTTCTTTCTTGTATCGTCTCTAATTTCATCGGACTCAAGTTCGTTTATCTGTTGTTCAATATATTCTCTTTTGGCTATTCTAATTTCTTTCAGTTTATCTAAAACCTCTAAGTTATCAATATTTACTTTATACTCATCGGGTGTTGTTAGACTAGATAGTAAGTCCTTTTCTTCTCTATTACCTACCATAATAAAATTATTTAACACTAAAGAATGCGTAGCATATGTATCTACTCCGGCAATTTTAGCCATTCTTTCTCTTAATTGTTTTTCCGTAGAGTTATCTCCGAACTTAGTTCTTTTTATTTTAGTAAGGAATTCTTCTTTTTCTTTGTCAGTAACATCGTCTAAATCCTCGCCATATTCATCTTTAAACAACTTAATTAAATATCTTCTATATGATTCCAAAACGGGTTTCATTTCTCTAAGAGGTTGGCTTAGTTGCCTATATCTCTTAACATCTTCTTTATTTTCTTGCTCCCATTTGCCACCGTATAATATAAACAATGTATCGGGTATGGTTGATAATATTTCTCCGGTTTTTGATGATAGGTCTACAACTTGATTTTTTGCAGAAAAGTCCGGTGTTCGCATTTGTTTCATAGGAACTTTAACCGGCCCTTTTCCTTGAGTGTCTTCTGCGACTTGAATATCTTTAACATCTTTTACTTGTCTTGGAAAACGGGCGGCTGTTGATATAGGTCGTGCGCTATCAAGGTCTTTTTTATCGTTGAATTTATATTTACCCGCAGGAGCAAAAACTTCTCCAATTTCATTCAAAGGCAACCTTCCATCACCGCTTCCAAAAACAGAACCCTCGCTTTTTCCCTCATCTCCACCTGCTGTAGATAGCCCTATATTTTTGAAGCCTAATTTTTTTAAGGTTTGATATTTAATATTATTTCTTTTGCCAAACAACTCCATGCCATCTAACTTAAAAATTCTAAACCCTTTTCTATTTTCTACTTCTATTCTATCTGTAAAATATTCGTCTACTTCTGCGGTAGTTAATCCTCTTTCTAATTTCATTTCTGCTTTTCTTGAAAGTTCTGTATCTTCAAACAACTCGCCAAGTGTGTCACCTACTAGTTCACTGATACTAAGTTTTTTCAATTCTTCGCCTTTTTTGCTATTCATGAATTCAGTCATATCTTCATTCAATTGAATTTTACCATCTTCTAGCAATTTACCAATAGATTCATCTTCTATTTTTTCTATGGCTTGTTTGTATATAGTAACGAATTCAGTTTTAGTATATCCCTTTGTTCCTTTAGTGTTCCTATCTACGGTTTTGGGTTTATACTTTCTGTTGTATTTTTTTATTCCCTCCAATTCATCAGAATATTTCGCTTTATTTAAAAAATCAGCAAAAATGAATTCTGTTAATTTTTTCTTAGCGATTGTAGCATTCCATGTTTCGGCAACAACTCTCTCCGAGCCTATTGGTTTAACTCGAATTTCCAAATTTAATCACCTTCACATTAACCATTTAGCCCAAGCCGCACCTTTTTGTATAGCACTACCTAAACCTAATCCGCTTTGTGGAGGTTCGTAACTCATTTGTCCTTGAGCATCTATCCAATATGGTCTTCCATAATTATCAGTTCCCGATGGTGGAATAGGATAGCCACTACCATTATTCATAGCACCTTGCATTTGTTGATATTGTTGAGTTTGTCCTGTTATTCCTGCTATCGCCATACCTGCTGTCGGTTGCACCATTTGTTGTGTTTGCATACCACCGCCGCCACTAAATCCTTGAGATTCTAGGTATTGTTGTTTTGCTAACTTTCTTTGATTGACAACTTCTGTATTGATTGCCGCATCTAATATATTCTTAATATCCAACTCAATGTTCTCTTGAGTAATTTTCTCAAACTCTCTCATAGCATCGTTATGAATCTTTAACATGCCTGTTGTAGAATCAGTTGTAAATTGTAACTTAGCCAACATTTTACTAACTACTCTTTCTACAACATCTTCCATAAGTTTCTCCATCTGTGTCAAAAACATTTGACCATGATATTGAAAGAACTCTTCGACATGATTATCTTGTAAAGAAAGTAAGTTATTTACATTCTTGAATTGTTGGTCACTCTGTTGTTGAACTGCTCCTAAAACTGTCCCATTACTTGTTCCGAATATTCCCATATTACTCACCTTTCGCTCCCTTTAATAAATGATTTATCCTTTCTGTATTTAATTGTATTTCAGTATTCAATCTAACTATTTCTGCCAGTTGTGTTTCTTCGTCTGCTATTGGTGTTGGTGGCGTTATAGTCCATCCCATGCTAGTCAGCCTCATAACATCTTCTTTTGTTAAGTCAGTTATTTGTTGTCTTTTTAACATAGATGGCATTTTCGCTTTAGGAATAAATGCTTTAAAATCTAATCCGTGTTCATCAGCCAGTATTTGTTGTTGTAGCATTTCCATTTGCTTATGGATAGCCGCATGTCTAGGACAGTAAGTTCCTCTAAGTGGCCTACCCTTCTCTACTTTATCTAGTGGTATTGGTGGTCTTAAATAATCACCGGACTCCCAAATATGATGAGTTCCACATACTACACACCTATCTTTAAAGTTAAACTTGTGACCATATCTTATGAAAAGAACCTTCTTCTTTTCCGGCAACAACACTTTTCTTATTTCTTTCATTTGCTTCTTTGGTTTTAGCGCATCAAACTTATAATCTTCGATTGCCCCAACTGCTCTATACTGTTGTAGTTTAGGCAAAAAGGCATTCTTCGCTTGTTGCGTATTTATCAAATTCGGTTGCTGATACATCTTTCATTCCTCTAAGTTTTTTCTCCAATTTTCCGACTCTTCCATTTCTTCTTCTTGTTCGGGGGTAAGGTGCATAGCAGGGTTAATATTTGGTTCAAGCACCTTGAATCTTTCAATAATCTTTTTTTGTTCTTTATCAACAAATTGTGCTACTTGTGAATTTGGTTCATGGGTATGTATTTCAATATGAGGGGGGTCGCCATACTGACCTAGAAAATATATCCATATACTGCTTGAGGGAAGATTAAATAAATATTCTTCTCCTAATTTTTTCCATTCATCTTCTTTAATATCAATTTTATACCATTCCGCCCCACTTGCCATCATTTCTGATTTAAAAGTATCGTCTCCGCCAAACTCACCATTCACTATATCGTCTAGGGTAAACCAAGCGATATTAAGCGTGTATTCCTTTGACATATAGACTTGACCTGAAAACCCTTCAACTAACTTGGCATCCTTTCCATATATTTTTTCAAGTTCGTCTAATATTTTTTTGGTCAAATTATCAAGATATTTTTGAGCCGAATACCTACCCATGCTCTTTATAATTTTAAACCACATAATAATCAATAATCCTTTATCATACTAGTAATTCCTTTATACACCATTTCGGGGTCGGACTTTGCTGATACTATATATTTGAAACAAGGTATGCCCTTGTCATTCAACTGCCTCATCCCGTATGTAAATGGTTCAAATATTTCATGTTTATCTATGGACTTATCACTCTTGTATTTATCTCCCCACATATCATATTTGTTAGCCCATATACCAACAGCCATAGGATAGTCTGCCTCTTTCTTCTTTCTACCCGAAGGCCACCTGTCTGCTACAATAGTATCTACTAAAAACTTCCATGCTAATTGATGGTCTAAATTAGAAGGTGAATCTAAATGCCTGTGGTCTATCATGAAAATAATATACTTTACTCTACGCTTCTGCATATCCTTAACCCATTCTTTCCAATAGATTGCCTCTCCTCCTAAGTCAGCACTTTTAATTGTATGAGAGTCACCATCAATCTTTACATTTTTTCTAGTGGCTCTATGTAAACCAACAGTTCTATCGTTTATTGTGGGAACTTCGCCCCTTGTTCTAAGTTGATGACTCAAAGTTGTTTTACCAACCATTGTAGAACCATAGACTCCAAAATTAATTGCGTGAACTCTTTTGTAGAAACCTATTATGGCTTCACCAACTAATATGGCAAAGCCTGTCATTATTGACATTAAACAATCACTAATCCCTTTCCTTCCATGCGTTCCCAAAAAGTAATTGCTTCATCTACAGGCATATGAACTAGAGGAATATCATTAGTTTCAATTTCTCCTTCTAAATAATCAATAAATTCTCTTAGGTATTTTTCACCTAAGCCCTTATTTCTATATCCCTTTTTTAAACCAAATTGATTAATTTGCCAATAAGTTCCATATTCTCCATCAATTAATTCTGCTTCTCCATCACTTATTCTATCGTTAGAAATCCAAGAATAAGTGCTTTTGAGAACATCTTTCCACATATTAATGCCCCCAAATATCTTTAGCCCTCTCTATAATCCAACCCATTATATTAATGTCAAAGACTCCCATTATATTACCAATCAAAAAGGCTGATAGTGCCGCACAAGAACCCCAAAAATACATCTTCATTTTTATGAAGAACATATCTGCTGAATGCGCTCGACTTTGATTATATACATAGTCGGACTCACTAAAGCCCATTATGTCGCCAAAGACCAAATGACCACAACCTACTGTTGTATAGTCGCTAAGAATTCATTTCCTATTGTGTTGTCGTCGTATTCTTCAGCCGCCATAACATTACTGCGCCAATTTTCACGCCTTACTGTTCCGAACTGTTTCATGCTTTCTTGTAGTTTAGACTTGATTTGTTCTTCTCTTTGTAATCTTTGGAAATGGTTTTCTATTTGTCTATCTAACAATCTAATCTCAATCTTGTCGTTTAATGATAAGTCAAATAGTGCTTTCATAACCATGATTGCTCCTACTGTAATAAGTCCAAATAAGACAGAATGCGCTAATGCTCCGTAGGGGAAACCTAGACCGTATGCTGAATAAAAATATACATTCGCTCCGCTAACCGTTCCGACAAATAGAATTGTCATAACCAACCTTGTATCTTGACTTAGTGCCGCCATAATAAAACCTCAATTGAACTCAACGGAGATATTAGCCGTAGAACTTCCCGCTTCAGTTATTTCTAGGAATATTCCGTTCCTACACAAAACCCCATGCATATCATATTCTAAGTTATAGTGACCATTAGTTGCTTGATGTATTCTAGCAATTTCTGTTCCTGTGTTGTCTGTTCCATTGAAAACTTTAACCGTTACTGCATCTCCACCGGAGATTGAGATTGCCGCATGGATGCTAATTAACTTAGAATTCTCCTTGCTTACAACCGCACTTGCACCTAAAACGCCACTACTTCTGCAACCGCCTATACCCGCCATACTCTCACCTGTTCAATTGATGGAGATAGACTCCACCTATTTAATGTAGCGATTACTCTTTCTTTGTTTTAGAAGGAGTTTTTGCTTTTGGTTTAGGCTTTGGTTTAGGTTTAGGTTTAGACTTCTCTTTCTTAGGAAGAAGTTCATCTGCTAATTCTTTGACAGTTGAAATGTCCTTACCTATTTCCCTACAGCCTATTAGAACTAGTTTTTCATTAAGTCCTAATAACTCTTCACGGTCTTCTTCGTCAAACCTAAAAAACAAGTTTGGGTCGGAAAGACGAACAACCGACCATTTTACTGAAACGGTTGCTTCGTCTTTCCTTGTTATTTCTTGTTTTGGTGTAATGTTAAGCCTACCGATTTTTGAATCATCAGTTAATCTAACTGTTACCAATCAAGCCACCTCAAAGGTTGCCCCAAACTCTTAGTCTAACAGAACCACCGTTGCCATCATCGGAAACGGTAGCGTTTGTTCCATCAAGTGAAGTGAACATTAGAGCAAGAGAAGTGCTTGATTCATAAGCCCCTGTTGCTGAACACTCGATTTGAGGTTGTATTCCGTTAGCGTTATCAAAACCTGTAATTGTTGCACAATGTATTGTAGACAATCCAAAGTCAGCCGCAGGTATAACTGAACCTGCCGCAACAATGGAAGTTACATCAACTAGTGCATCAACAACATATTCATCACCGCTTACTTTAGGTCTAGTGATTCCCTTGTGGTCTGCTAGTAAAGTTACTGTAAATGCCAATGCCATTTAAAATCACCTTACTGTCCAATTGCGAAAAATGTTCCAACTTCATTAGAACCAGTAACAATTGTTACTTGAACATTCGCTACTGCGTTTGCATCAGAACTTCTTTCATCTGTTCCATCACCCGAAAACAGTAGTGGTAATGTTTCATTCACTACGGGTTGGTTTGCAGAAACAGAAGAACCCTTTGGTTGTAGTTGAACATGGAAAATTTCTTCCGTATTAGGGAAAGTAATATCCCCGCCTGTGCTACTACTAGTGTTCGTGTATGTTCCAAAAAACAACTTTAAGTTTCCTAGCGTTAATTCATTTTCTATTGTTGTGCTAAATGCCATATATATCCTCTCCTTTTTTCCTCACTGTATGTTTGTTATCTTTCCTTGTCCTCTAAAGAATGAACATCCTACTTCACCTATTGTTCGGTATAATGCCCTGTTACCTAGAGTTCCAACACCGAATGGGTTTCCGTTAGCAATACCATCTTCAAAGTATTGAGTTGGCTTCATAACGGATAGCCATAGGTGGTCTGTATCAAGGAATAGTAAATCACTTATTTTTTCCGAACCGTTACCTGTTTGACACATATCCTTTACAGGAATAAGTGGCAAGTCATAGTAAGTAGCGACTCTAAATCCAACTTCTTGACCCTTTACACCACGAACACCATTTACAGTTGGGACAATTTCTTTTCTGTCCATGAATCTTTCTTGGCTTTGTAGCAAGTCAGCAATTGTTTGAATAGTATCATATCCGGTTAGAATAACCTTTGGAGAACCACCGGCTAGTCTTAGGTTTCTAATCATATCATTCAATCTTGTTAGAGTTAGTGAACGGACATCTCCTGCCGCATAACCACTACCAAAGTCTACTTCTGCATCAAGGAAAGAAGCGGCGGTAAATCTCTCTCTACCGTAAATCTTTCCTAGAGCGTTAGAAGCGGAAGTAACATCAGTTGCGATAGCCCCATCGTCAATTGCTAGTAGTTCTGCTCTTGAGGTAATAACCTTGTTTAGAGAAGTATAGTTGTTACCGATGCTTGGCATAGCGGCTGATTCACCATAATGTTCTAGTGGCATAACCAACATCTTGTTTTGAACTTCAGCGTGATGCTTACCCATATCTTCACGCATTTGCGCTCTAATATCGCCAATACCATCATCAATTTGTGCCATTTCCATAGCAAGTTCGCTGAAATCAAATTGGTGTGCAACTACTTTAGGACTCATGTTGAGTTGTGCATAAGTTGGTGCAATTGGGCCAAGTCCATCAGCCGCAGTTGAAAGTCCTGCGTTTTCAGGGACACCACCAATAAGGTCTGCTCTTGGACTATCCGAACCTAATTCGCCTAGTGATGCAGTTCCGCTTGTATCAACAGTAAACAAATTACCGCTTCCACCGGCAGGTCGTGATTGTAGAACTCTCCATCCACTAGAAGAATATGGCCTCTTTGAAATCATTGAAAGAGCATTAACTTCTCTATTCAACATTGACCAAACTTTTTGTCCGTAAACAATGTTGTAAAGTGCTGATACATCACTAATGCCACTACCGGAGAATGCCGGAGAACCATCATGTCCTGTGTGTATTCCACCTACAGCACCGGCTTGCTTCAAAAGAGCGTTACCGGCAGGTAGATTGCTTATTCCATATGTGCTTGCTTCTAAATCTGCGATTGTGTTAATATAACCTGTCATCTTAAATTCCTCCTACCATTTTGTGAATGTCCGACCAATCCATTTCAGCCATCTCTTCCATACTTGGGAGTTTAATTGCGGATTCTTCTTGTGCCTTTAGAATAGTTTCCTTTTCTGCTGTCAAAGATTTCCTTAGTTGGGTAAATTCATCCTTAAGAGAAGCAATCTCGCTTTGTGCATCATAGTTTTGCTTTGCGATAACATCCTCTCTTGTTGAAACTTCTCTTGCGAATCTTGCTTCAAAAGACTTCTTTAGGTTGTCGTAAGCAAGTGCTTCAAGTTGTTCTTGTCGGAAAGCCTCATATGCTTTCTCAATGTTTCCAACAGACAAATCAAGAGTATCAAACTCTCCATTGTTAAATGCCTTTACAACAGGCATATCGGAAGCAGTCGGTTTACCGTTGTTGATAACAATACGGTCAGCAGGTTCTCCAATTTGATTACCCGCACCATCAACAGTTCTCAAGTAAGCCTTTGCCTCTTCATCTTGATATTCTGCATGTTCCATGTCTTCTTCATCTTCTTTCATGTCCATTTCTTTCATTTCCATGTTTTCATCATCTTCTTTCATGTCCATTTCCTTCTCTTCATTCATTTCTTTTTCATACATGCTCTTTTCATCGTCGAGCATCTCTTCTTCTTTACGAAGCGTATTTACCTCTTCTAGCAAAGTATCTAACTCCGCCAGTGCTTTTTCCAGTTTATTACTCATGTTTTTTTCTCCTTTATCTTGTTTCAAAATATCGAACCTCGCTTCGGGGTTAATTCCTTTTTCGCATATAGTAATTTCATGCAATTCTAACTTGCTGATTTCATTATATTCACCCAAGTTTTCATTACTTTTCTTTACTTTTTGGAGGGCTTGTCCTCCTATGCTAAAAGACCTCAACGACCCCTTGCGAATGTTTCTACCAACTTCTTTGGCTTTTTCTATATCATCTCGTAGTTTAATTACTACAAAGAAACCAACATCATCTACTTCGGATTTCCAAAGTCTGCCAGTGCTGTCTCTATAAGAATCTACAACTTCTCCAACTTGAACATTGGAATGATTTGTCATGACATTTCTAAATTTAGAATCTTTCATGAACTTAAGAACTGCTTCCTTCAAAGCAGGTAATGTAATTAGGTCGTTTTGCTTATCTACAATTTCAATGCTAGCATAACCACCAATCATTAAATCGTCACTTCTAGCCTTAAGAATGGTAAACCCATCATTCCTAGTTGCTAGAACTGCTGATGTCATTGCGCTCGTATGGAAAAAATTTACTTTTAATATATAATACACACGGTCATTTTAAACTATTAATCCTCTTTTGGAGGCAATTTAAGAACGCTGTATTTATCTTCATAAATATTCCAAAGCCCCTTATCTGCATCAGTGTCAGCAGGTTTTTGTTCATAGCCTGTCCACGCTAACCACATCTTTTTTCCTTTAACTTCAAGCATTCTAACATGAAGTTTAGTTTCAAACTTGTTTCCATCTAAGAAGTATTCATGATAGCCTTCTTTTTGAACACCTAATTTAACATCACCACTATCAATTAATTTACGCTTAGAAATATTCTTAGCAACAATAGCAGGGAACTTACCTGCTTTTCCAAATAATTCAAAAATGTCATCTTGTGAATCTAATCTAACCATCCAGTTGATGCTCTCATCACCTAACTTCATTACTATATTTAGATTATCGTCATCTCTAAGATATATCTTAAACTCACCACTTCTATATTTTTCGGGTGTTTTGTATTCTTTTTTGATAGTGTCCATCAGTATCTTATCATTTTCTGCGAACAACTTTTTTGTTTTAACATCAAAAGATATACCATCTCTATTTTCAAACCAATCTTTTACTCTACTTTCTTTACTTTCCAGTATATCTTGATACTTCTTTTTGTGATTTTTAACTAAAAAGTTGTGAACTTCTTTTGGTGTTTTAGCACCTTTTTGTTTTAAGAAATTAAATATAGCAACAGTAAGTTTAGATTGTTTTGTTTTCATTATTTCTTCTGCTTGCTCTTTCCACAAGTCTAAATCCATTAATGCATTTTTAGACATTAAATTGTCTTGCTCAAAACCATAAATAGTAAAGCCATCCATATCTCCCTTAATTATTATATTAGCCTCACCGTGAATATGGTCAGTAACTATAATCCCTTTTTCTACTTCTTCTACATTATATTTTAGAGACTTATCAGTATCGTTAATTAACATCTGCAAAGTCACTAACTTATCCGGTGTTTTACATTCAGCAATCTCATTTATCTTTGCTGAGTAAACTACAGGCTTACCCTTTACCTCCTTTACTTTATCAATAGAAACTCTAACTACTTCTCCAACATCTGCTGAAACTTTAGTATTAGTAGCACTACCCACATCAAGATAGTTTATACCTTCTATTTTTTCCCCATCCTCTTCAATTGGCCCTGCTCCTAATTTGTATGAAAAGTTAGAACCGCTTTTCTTTTTATCAAGAACAATTAAATCTAATTCTACAACAGGTTTCCATCTAATCCATTTAGGATTCTTCTTTGTTCCTAAGAAATATGTAGAAGTTGCATCTTTAATCATAGCCCCTTCTGCTGTTGGCATTTCCATAATTTTCTTAGCATACTCATCTACATCTTTTAGATTGTCTGCTACTCTAGTATCTTTTTTAGAAGGAAATGTCAATGCTTCACTAGAATGTATAGAATAATTATTAAACATTATTTGCATTCTGTTTTGTAATGTGTCTTCCATGAGGTTTTCTTCATTGTGTCTCATAATGTCAAATACATGGATTCTTGGCTTACCATCTCTTTTTCCTGCTAAATACTCAACCGCTTCTTTTCTTTTAAGAGAGTCATCTTCATCAAACAGAACAAAAGAAGCATCCAAGATACAATCACCAAAATGTTTTTTGTTTAGTTCTTCAACTGCTTCTTTACATTTTGATGTAATATCTTTACCTGTATAATCATAGACTTTTATGTTCTTATCTATTTTATGTAGTTGAATTCTAAAACCATCATACTTTTCTTGAACATAGAACTCACCACTAAATCCTTTTAGTTCATTCATGTCTTCTATTGTAAATATTCTATACATTGGTTTGTTAGGAATTATGAAATCACTTTGGGCTTTTTCTTCATCTGATTTTTCCTCTTTTAGAATAGTTTTTTTATTATCATTTTTTTCTTCTTTAGCCTTAGCCTCATCTAAATCTGTATCTATGTCTTCTAATTCAGCCCACTCTTCTTTGCTATTATTAGATAAGAATATTAATTCTAGCATATTCATAGCGGCTTTTACTTTTGTTTCTACTTTCTTAGAGTCTTTACCATCACCATAATGTTCTATGATGTAAAGTGCAACATCATCAACTTCTAAATCTAATCCTGTTAAACCGTCTGTAATATTATCGGGTTTCATATCTTTAATTGAATATGCTTCTTTTGGTAGTGCTTTATCATCTTCTCTAATAGCATAGTGAACAAATTTAATCATAAGTTCAGGTGAATCCAACAGTGCTTCTAAAACATCACCTTTAAATTTTTTAGCGAAAGGGTCGCTAACTTCTTCCGAAGAATATCTTAATGCCTTGATTCCTTCGTATAATTTTTCAGCATTATTAGTGCTAACATCGGAAACATCATTTGCTTCTAGTAAATCATCATCAATAAAATCTTTAAGTTCATTTGAAAGAGCATCAGTCATTTCATATGCTTCTTTGATTTTGTTTACTGCGTTTCTCCATTTAGAACCGTATTCCTTTGGGTCGGTTCTTGCTGAAAGATAAGCAACTCTTGTTCTCTCAAAGAGTCTTAGAATATCTGTGGATATTGACTTATCCTTCTCAATAAGAAGTGGCATGAAACATCACTTTTTCATAAACTCTATTTTTTTGATAGTATAGTCTTCCGAATCTCCCCTAGTAGATTCAGCATAAATAATTAAATTTATAGGAACAATAAAACTAGGGTAGTATGAAGAAGTAGAACCGTCTGTTACTTTGCCGAACTCTTTTTCAATCATATCCTGTATTTCATCAACTGCTCCTGTTTTACCAATTAATTTTTCTACATTTAAGGGTTTTTTATCTTTATATGATTCAGCACTCCTTACATCTTTAGTAGTATTTTTGAAACTTACCATTTTTTTTGGTTTATCTTGTTTCTTTAAACTCTCACCTGCTAAACCATATCCCGAATGTGTGCCGTCATTGTTAGTAATTTTAGTTTTAACATCTTGCACCTTTGGCCTCTTAATCTTTTCAACTTCGGGGTCTGTATTTATTTCCAATACTTGAGTTGGCTCAATGTTCTTTCTCTTTTTTGCGCTTAATTCTTCTTTAGCCTTTCTTGCTTTTTCAATAGCAAGGCTAACCATCCTTTCTTCTCTTGTTACTCTTTCCGGCATTATATCAACTCTCTTTATATTTCATCTTCTTCGGGTGGTTCTTTTATTCCCTCAAATCTTATCTCTTTATCCATGATTACTACCTTATCTGCTTGATATTCTTGGGCTAATTTTTGCTCTAGCATTTGTTTTATTTTTTGGGGTTGTCCTCTAAATCTAAATTTTTGAGAAATTCTATTAAAAATAGGGGAGGGAACTGTGTATGTTGTTTGGTCGGGATTTGCTCTAACTGCTTTTCCTAATTTTTTATTTAGCCTATCAGTATATTTAGTCTCTTTAATTAATTTATTCACGATATTGCTTAAATTACTTTCTGTATCTCTTTGCATTTGTCCTATCGGCATTGCCGCCTTCAATATTTCTTTCCAATTTTCAGCCATATTATTTTGCCTCCCTTAATTCTTTTCTAACTGTATCAAAAGCCGAAAGTATTTCTAATTTAGCATCATAAGATATATAATCGGTTTGATGCAAAGCATCTATTAGTTCCTCTACTTCATCTTCCATCTTATCAAGTCTTTTCATAAATTCTTCTTTGCTTATATAGGCGGAAAAACCCCTACCATCAGTAGGAACATTAGGGTCAGTAAATTTTTTACTTGCTCCGTATCTATCGGGGTTTCGGAATGCATTTTTCAATATTTTATCCCATGTCATTATTGTCCACCTACATTTTCTACCATCTTATGAATGTCTTTCCAATCCATACTACCCACATCTTTCAATGGTGAACCACCAATAGTTCCATGATTCATCTTAGGAGTTGGACTATCAACAACAACAAAGCCGGACTTCATTAGTAGATTATCGTCATTGTAAACTGCTTTCTCTAAACTTTCTATCTTAGCACTAAGGGCTTTAATGATTTCAAGTAGTTCTTCATTAATCGTATTTTCTTCACTCATCTCTTTTCCTCCTTTGGTGGATATACTAAATCTCTTAATTGTCTGTAAAGCAATTCATAGTCCTTACGAAGTTCCGTAGCCGAAGCGACTATATCTACATTCCGTTCTTCCATAGATTTCATTTTCTTTGTGAGTTTTTTATCTGATTTAACTAGTTCAACATCCTTTAATGCTGATACTAATTCACCCAACTTAGTAAAATCTTGACCAAAAAATTCTGTTGGTTGTGCGGCTTGTAGTGTTTTCTTTAGACGCTTAGTTTGTTTTTTATCTAATGAGTCTAATATATTCTTCTTTACCTTTTCTTGCTTTTTTATGGTAAACTCTTTACCTTCTTCATAATAATCCCATGTCATTTTTCAGCCTCCATCTCTCTTCTTTGTTCTTCTAAGAATCTTAATCTTTCTTGTTCTTTTTGGTCTTCTTCTTGCTTTTGTGCTTTGAAATCCTCTAATAGTTCTTTGAATGTTCCTTGTTTCTTGCTATCATTATACTTTAGTTCATAACTATCCCTTGTATCTTCTTTAGCAAATTTTTCAGCAAACTTAGGATTGTTTTCTGCTAATACTCGCATGCGGCCTCTTTTCATAAACTGTATTCTAATCTTAAAAGTTTCATATTTTTCATCTTTTTCTTCTTCAATGGTTGGCCTTTCTTCTGTAGAAACTAAATCCATATCAAAACTACCTCTAAAGTTTTTAATTATATCTGCCAAAGAGTCATCTGCTTCTTTTTGAATTTTTTTCTGTCCTTCTATATTTTCTAAATGTTTTTCTTGCACTTTCTTGTGTTGTTTTCTGTAAGCATCAAAAGCATCTGTTAAATCAATCATCTCTGCAAATTCCTTTCCTATTATTTCATTGGCCAACAATTCTTTTATGTTATCCTGCGAAGCATCTATTTTCAATTTACTAAAATCAAAAACTTTAGTCTTAGTTTTGAAAGTTTTAACTAGTGCGTCAAAGGCTTTTTCTGCTTCAGCAACTTCTTTAACTTCTTCTGCAAATGTTTCAACATCACCTCTTGCTCTAGTGGTGGCTAGTTTATCATAGTCTTCCTTTGAAACTACTTTAGTAGCCTCTAAAATAATCTCTCTTGCTAAACCTTCATCAGTCATGTTTGAATCAAATAACTCTTGTAGTGAATCCTTTTCATTGGCTCTAGCAGTATCTTCTAATATTTTTTCGCTTTGTTTTGCTGATAGTCTTATGATTCCTTCAAACTTAAATAAATTAGGAAGAGTCTCTTTTGCTTTTTTATTTTGTTCTTTAAGACGAGCCTCTACTTTTTTATATTCACTAAGTTTTTTATCTTCTTTACCTTCTGCCAAGAATCTTTCTTCTGCGCTTACTAAATCAACCTTATTAGTTCTAGCCCACATTGCCATTGCTTCGCCCACATCAACTTCTTTTGGTATTTTCATACCTTTATCTATGAAATCATCAAACCTATCTATCATAGTATCTGCATATTCTTTCAATGCTTCTGCGTAGTTTGGTTGCTTAGTTGGCTCTAAAGCATCGGCCTTGCTTGCGAAAGACTTTCTAAGTTTAGTAATTTTATCTACAAACACTTCTACTTCTCGCATTACTGTGAGTATTTCTTGTTTTTCATCCATCAATTCTATGAATTGTTCCATCTGTTTCTCGATTTCTTCTTGTTCCTTTGTTTTAATACTTAGATTATTTAGTGCTTCTATTACAGTTCCAAACCGTTCTTCGCTTGGTTCTTTAGCATCTTCTAATTGTTTTATAGCATCTGCTTTAACCCTGACCTTATCGAATAAAACATCCCAATAGTCTTTGACTTGCTGAACTCCAATTTCTTTTGTCTTACCGACCTTTACATCTTCTTCTATTTGTTTTAAGTTCCTAGTAAACTCCGAATGAATTATCATAGGGAATATAGGTGCAAACTTTTGACCCTCTATAGTGACTTTCTTTCTTTCCATTTCACTTAACTTCCAAGTCCTAGTATCTTCAACACCAAAAGACATTGGACTATTATCATCTATTAACCCAACAAGACTTAGATTTTTTAGAGCAGAAAGTAAACCTGTTGAAAGTTCTGCTTCTTTCTTTAGCATATCTTTTACAATGAAGTCGGGGATGGGTGAAAGCATTTCTTTCATTTCAACCCTTCTTCTAACAAAGTCAGGTAATTGGTCTAAGGCTCGCTTAAGTTGCTTTTTCTTATCAGTAGTAGTGGTGTCTTGTTCAAAAACAGTTTTTCCTGTGAGTTTTTTATATGTTCCTCTAATTGCATTTATAATTTTATCATCTTCTAATATTTCTTGTATTTTCTTTACTACTGTTTCTAAATCATCGAATCCTTCTATTTCACCAAACATCGGGAACTCTCTTCTAGCAAAATAATAATCTCCACTAGTCGGCATAATAACATCAAAGTGCTTGTATGCTTCTTTACCAATTAGGTCTGCTTTCTTGAAATAATACTTTGGTTTCTTATCCTGTCTTCTTTTAGCGTCAGAAACTTCAACCTCGCTCAGTAATTTTGGCAAACTCTTTAGCCTTCTATCAATGTCTTTCTTCATACCTCTTAGTTTCTTTTCGTTTCCTTGTATTTTTTCATCTAATTCAGCCACTTTACTTCTTATTTTATTTGCGACTTCATTTTTCTTATCCTTTCTTTGTGGTGCAGGAAGTGACATTAATTTTTGTTGTTCTTTTTCTCTTCCCTTTCTTTGCTTATCTATTTTTTTAGTTAGTTCTGTAATTTTTTGTCTTATTTCTAGTAGAGCCTTTCTAGTTTTATCTAAGTCTTCTTTACTCTTTTTTCCTTTTTCTGTCAAAGACTTTGCCTCTCTTTCTTCTAACCTTTCTAACTTATCATTACTTACACTATCTCCTTGTAATATGGTAATGGCATCTCTTATCATCTCCAATCCATATTTTGTGCCTTCAAATATTTGTTTAGCAACCAACATTCTTTTTTCGTCGCTAGTTCCTTTTAGTCTTGAAATATCCTTTAACTCATTCAATTCAGATAATAGTGTTTCATAGAATGGTTTAGTGTATTTTGTTAATCCTTCAGTTTCTCTTTGTTGTAAACTTGCTAATACTTTTTTATTTTGTGCAGTTAGTAATCTTTGTAGATTTTCTATTTTCTTGCGAGTAGTTCCTTCTTCTTCTTCTTGTATAGAATTTAGTAGGTAACTTAAATAATTGAATACTCTTTGTATTGCTTCTTTTTGAACACCTTTACCATCAGTTATCATAGCACCCTTTCTGCCCTTAGATTGCTTTATTCCCCTTGCTTTGGCATCAGTTTCTAAAAATGCTCGTAATTTTTCGTCAGTATATTTTCCTTTGAACGATATAGAATGATAAGGTAATACAATGTTTGGTATTCTAGGAGGTATTTTTTTTCCTTCTTCTGTAGTTCTCTTTCCTAGCACAGCCTTTACTCTTTCATCTTCTAATATTTCTTTTAAATCCTTTATAGGCTGTCCGGTATTTTCTTTCGTATTCTGTAAGACTTTCAACGAACTGACTCTAATAGTATTAAAGTTATCTTTAGCAATTTTTTTCCTGTTTTTGTTTACTTTATCAGTTAATTCTTTTATTTTTGCTTGAGTTTCTTTTATTTCTTTAGCAGTTGCTTGTCTATTCACTAATAAATCGGGCCTACCTTTTTCATCGAGAGCAAAACCTCTTTCTTTCCAATCTTCTGCAAACTCTTTTTCTGCATTTTGTAGTTGCTCCTTGAGTTTCTTTTCTTTTTCATTCAGTTTCTTGGCTTGCTTTTCTCTTTCTTTGTCGTCTTCTATGTAAGGTTTTATTCTGTTTTTAGTTTTCTTTTTATCTTGAAGTTCTGTTTGCTCAATTACTAAATTAGCAAGTTGCTTTCTCAATCTTTCTCGCTTGCCTACAAAAGCGGCTATTCTTTTTCCTTCTTTACTACTAGGAGCATACTCGCCAAATCTTGTCTTAGGTGCAGGAACATCGAATTCATCCTTGTTGGTAAATTTGAAACCTAGCCGAGACTTAGGCTTAACTCTTCTATCCTTTTGTTGAAACGCCGCAAGTTCATTCTGCAATTGAGTTAGTTTAATTGTGTCAGCCCTCAATTCTTCTCTTGCTAAAAATAACTTTCTGCTATTGGTATATTCTTTCCAAGTGTTTTTTATTTCATCAACCGTGTAAGAATATTCAGTTTCTCCTAGTTTAAACTCCATTGGTTTATCTTCTTGTATGAATTTGTCGTAATATTTCTTTCTAACTTTGTAGACAATATCTAATTTTTCTTTTTGAGTCAAGTCTTTATTCTTTTTTGCTTTATCTAATTCTCTTTTTACTTCGGGATAGAAACCAGAACTGAACATTAATTTTTTTTCGGTTTCATCTTCTTCATCAAGAACTTCTTTTGGTTTGTCAAATTCACTATTTTCAATCGCTTCTTGCTCAAGTTGTTCAAACTCATCTTGTGAATCAAAAATTTCATCTTCTAAAGCATCATTAGCATTACTATCTACATCAAGATAATTTTTGTCTTCGTCTTCATCTGCTTTTATGATGGCTTTATCTTCTAACTCTTCAACTAAGCATTTCAAAAGAAAATGAAGGTCATCTTCTTTATTGTATAAGATAGCCTTCACAAACATATTATAGCCTCAAAATGGAATATTCTCTTTCTTACCTCTCCTTTTTTGTGGGGGTAAGATAACATCGGGAACATCATTAGATGCTCTTGTTGGTTTGTGAGTTGTGTCCGGTGGTAATCCACCGATAGAAAAATCACGATTCTTCGTAGTCTTTCTAGTTTCATTTGCATTCTGCGTTCTAACCTTTGCTAGTTCTTTCTTTAGTCTAATCTCTTTCTGTCTATTATCTTCTGTCATTAACCTGTCCTCCTTTCACTCCTTCTATCTACATTTTGATTACCTGCGTCTTCCGGTAATCCGCTTAATCTTTTATCCGGTCCAACACTCATAGAGGGTTTATTTCTAGTAGCCGGTGGATTTTCTTGTGGCTTACTACCGCCACCTTCTGCAAACATTCTTGCTTGTTCATTTAAATCCCTTTGGTCTAAATTAGAACCTGCTAGTGGGTCTTTTTCCATTTGTCTATCTTCGCCTTTTGGTTGTTGTTCTTCTTCTTTTGGTTCGGGTTTCTTGTAAGTAAAGTTACCATCCTCATCCATATCAACTTCAAATCCTAAGTTCTTTATTGAAGCCGCAATATTAACTTCAATTTCTTTCTTTCTTAGTCCTGCAATCTCATCTTCTTCTTCACTCGGAGGTAACTTTAATTTCCAATCTGTGATTCCAAATTGCTTTACAAGATAAGGAAATACATATTCATTGTAAACATTTTGTGCCATTTGAACGGCTCTATTAGTTACAAGTATTTGCATGCCTTCGTTATTTAATCCACCACTTGTAGTATTATCAGCCATGAAGACTTTACTTACTCCATAAAACGCTGATATTCTATCTCTTAAATCATCCTTAACAGAAATATAATCCATTTCTTTTAGGCTGTCCATGAACTTAATCCATTCAACAGCACCTTTACCACCTTCTGCTTCTATACCCATAACAGGAATAAAGTGTGGGTCTGCCTCCATCTTTTCTTTTACTCCTCTCCAAAAGGCTCTCATCGAATCCATGTTCCTAGTTTGAACCGCTAATAAGCCTCTTGGCATTCTGCTCTTAGTATAGGCTGAATTGACATAGTTCTCCATAGCAATCAAAGTCATGATATGATTATACAATGTAATTACAGGCGAGAAGCCATAGAGCCTTGATGGACTATACTTACTAAAATGTAATACTTCTCCTTCAATGAAATACTGTTCATCACCTTTTGCTCGATTAACATAATGAATAGGCATAAGAGGAGAGCCACAAGTTTCACAACTTTCGTGTGGTTCTTTTGAAATAATATCTCTATGATGAACACAAGTAAATCCCTTGTTACCTTTTACACCATCTTCATCAGCATAAATAAACATAGTAACAGGGTCGCCACGATAGACTTCTTTAACACGGTGCATTCTAATTTTACCGTTACCATCTAAGAAATATTCTTTGACCATAACTATGTATGCGTCATCCATAATATTCAAGTCGTCTTCTAATTCTTTTAGAACATCAATAAATAATTGCTCAGATGAGTTTACATAACCTTCTAAGAATTTTTCAGCGTATTGTAATTGTTTAACATCGGGTATCTTCAAATCAATGGACTTACATCTCGAACACTCTTGAACAGGTCTAGTATGTTCTTTACCACAATCATTACATCGTGCTTCAAATGCCTTTTCCCAAACATAGCCTCTTCTGTAGACTTCTTGTTTTAATTGAGTTATACAAGTTCTAACAATTACTGATTGTTGAACCATAGAGTAGATGATGGGGGCTGTCATCATGTAATTATTCTGCCTTTCTTGAATACCCATGTTGTAGATATTCCGGTCAGCAGGTTTCGGAGTAGTGCGTCTGAAAAGATTAGTGAAAGAGAACCGCCTTCTTTTTTCTGCCACGACAACAACCCCCGTTTACTTTGGACTATTCTATATATTATAGAATCTTCGCAAACGCTTTTTTCAAAACTCTACGCCATCCACCCTGTATGCTTTTTTTTCTTTTAGGTTTAGCATCATATTTTTTTGTGCTTTTATTAGCATACAAAGCGGCCATGTATCTTTTTGCCTTTGACTTTGACATACCCCGTTTATTTTTTCTTTTGTTAGTATCGGTATTCACTACATAATAGCCGTTTTTACCAACTCTTAGTTCAAACGGCATAGTTACGACCCCTTTCGCCACTTCTTGTTTTTCTTTTCTTTAGTTTTCTTTGGACTCCATTTAACTTTATCAGCCCAATAAGCGGCAGACATTTTACCTCTTTTGATATTTTTTCTATGCCTACTTTTGAAAGCCCTTCGTTGCCCTGCTGTTTGATTTGTTTTAACTCCTTTTTGACCAAACCTAATAGTCTTAACTTTATCACCATCTTTGACAACTACAATATGTGATTTGGTTTTGTGTTTTATTCTCTTTGGTTTACTAAAACCACTAACACCTGCTCTTACTAAAGCAGGGTGTCTTTTTCTTTTTTTTGTTTTAAGAATATCTTGCCAAGTCATTTCTTATCCCTTTTCTTTTCCATTTCGGGATGAAATTTCATTGTGACTTTTTTCGCATCTTTCTTAATTGACTTACCATCAACTAAAACTTCAACGGGATAGGGTTTATGTTCACCCGCCCAATATGCCATTTCATATCCACCATTTTTTAATAACTTAACAAGAAGCCCTCTATCATAATCTTTATCTTCTGCTTTGAGAACTTTTTGCTTCCCTCTAGGCAAAACTAAATCTATGTCTTTTTTTATGATTTTTTTCCAAGACATAGTTAATCAACTCGCTTATCTCTTAGGCTTGTGAGTGTAGAAATCACCATTAGTATGTTCGTGAATAGTTCCTCTCTTTTTCATATCTGCAAGAACCATCCTTAGTTTTTTAGGAGAGCCTATTCCTTTTAGATTTTTCATACCTAAAGCCCCTCCTTCTTTCTTTACTTCTGCTAGAATCTTTCTTTCCATGTCTTTACATTCATCATGACTAATAGTAGTGCTACCCTCTTTTAATTCTCTTTTGTTTATTTTCTCTCTTCTAAGCATAGCAAAATCTTTACCTGTTATTTTACCGTCTTTGTCTTTGTCAATTCTTTTTTGATTTCCATACAATGCTTTTTCTTCTTCATTGTCATCTTCATCTGCTTTTTCTCTATTGCCACCGCAATGCATTTTTAATATATCTTTCCAACTCATCTTGTAAACGCTCCTCTACTTCTGCTTTTTGTTTTTTGCTTACTCGCTTCCTTTCTTTGCTTGGCGTAAGTATGTGCCGTTTTTAGCCTTTTCTTTGTTTTAGGGTCTTTAGCATTTTTAACGGCGGCTCGTAATCTTTGTTCCACTAAGTTAATTATTTGTGATTGTCTTTTGTGTGATTTAGATTTAAATGCACTACTGCTAAATGTTTCTTGAACATCTTTTCTTGTTTTAAATTTTACAGGAACAGTATCTTTTGGGTTTTCATCTGTGTATAATCTTCTTGCTGAACCTTTTGGTTTTTTACCCGTTCCTTTTTTCGGGTCAGCCTTTTTCATTTCTTTACTTCGACAATGTGCTTTACAAGTAAATCCTTTAGTTTTATTTGGCCCACTACAAACGCAGTAAGACATATCTTTTTTTAGGATTTGTTGCCACATAATAATCACTTTTGACTAAACTTTTTTCCTGTTGGCACATGCTGAATGCCCTTCTTACGACCCTTTCTTTTCTTAGCATCTTGATACCTTAGAGTCTTTTTATCTGTTCTTTGATAAGTTGCTCTTGGCATATATCTTCCTTTAGTTTTTGATTTAGGTTTTTTTCCTTTTGCTTTCGCTCTATGTTGTTCGGCACTTCCCCAATCTTCTTGTGTCCATTGGGTCAAATCCTGTTGCCTTTTTGACTTGGCTTTTAGGATATTCCACCACTTAATTACGATAGCCGCCACCTGCCTTTTTGTAGGCTTGTGCTAACATCTGTGCTTTTCTAGCCGACCATTGACCTGCCGCACCACCTTTAGTTCCTCTCTTTATTCTATTGAAGATTCTTTTACGCATAGCAGGTTTAGTATAATTACCCGCTTGGTTTACAGTGGATTTTTTCTTTTTCTTTTTTAATATATCTTGCCAACTCATTTCTTCATCACCTTTGGCTTATCTGCCTGTTTCCAACATCTTCTACAAAAACCAAATGGGTGAACATCTCTTGTCACATAACATCTACCGCAATACTTGAATTGTAGTTTTTGTTTACTGATTACCCAATCTTCTGTGTTCATGCCAGTATGCCCCCTATGTTTTCCATACTATCCATTAAAGACATTTTACAGTTGTCTTTGTATTTCTGTATATTGTCGAGATATATTCCTTCTTTTAACCAATCAAAACCAACATGGTCTTTATGATTCTCCCACTTCATTAATTTAAAAATTTCATCACAACGACCCTTATACCAATCTTCTTTTTTGTAAGATTTTTTCATTCGTATAAGTTCCATGAGTAATTTAGCATTACCTTTCTTTAGTTTGAAATGAGGTAAACATTTTTCTAACAAACTATAGACATCATTTTGAGAATAGAAATTTAGTCTTTGAACAGGTCTAGTTTGTTGAGGAGACTTTTGGTTTAGGTGTAATTTACCAAAACCTATACTCTTGTGCATTTCCTCCATAAATGCCCTACCTCTCTCTCCTGTAGCAATAAGACCAACTCTAGGATTGTGGTTTCTATCCATTGTAATGTAGCCATCCGAATCAATAAATGCCGCAGTATAAGCCCAAATATTTTTCTTAAGCATTGTTGGTAATTTGTAGTATGCTCCATCAACATTAGCAACATCTAACTTCTTTACCATTTTAGAAATCATATTTGTTGTTGTGCTTTTATGTAAAGTATTTGGCATTCTGTCATGTATTTGTTTAGCACCAATAGAAGGACTCTTAATGATTTCACTTTCAATGAAAGACATAATTCTTTCTTTCTTGCTTTTAGTAATAGATTGGTCTGTAATGCTTTTTATTTGTTGCTTATAATCTCTTTTAGCAAGACGGCATTCTTTTTCTAATTGAGCATATTCTTTAGAGTAAACCATGTCTGTTTTCTTTAAGTCACACTCCCAATACTTACATATTGCATCAATAATATTTCTTCTACCATTTACAGAATCAATCTTGTTTATTTTCATAAGGTCTTTCTCACTGAAGCCCATCTTAAGTATTGCAGGCTTGTATGGTTTAATCCAATAGATAGAATCTATACATTTGTTGATGTGGTCGGAATAACCATCAATGACAGTATCAATAGCCTTAGCCATTCTTTCTCTTTGTTCGCCTTTTAATTGTCTTCGAGCCTTTCGCATTTTCTTTACAAGGTCGGGTATATTTTCACCATCAATAGAATATTCACTAGGGAAAGAACTTAATTGTTTTCTAGCATCACTAGCATTAATATTTAGATTTTTAGAAAGTAAATTTACTGCTTCATAATCGGACATAATATAATCATTTACAGAAGTCAATTTAGTTCCTAATGTTTCCTCTATTTCATCTTTAGTTTCATCTTCTTCTCTTTGAAGTTCAGCAAGCCTAGCCATGTTTCGTGAACCTTCTTCATACTCTTCTGCTGTTGGCATTCACATCACCTAAAAGTTAATTCCTATGACTCCTTGAGAGCGTTTATACTTATTGACCTTTGGCGGGTCAAATAATCCCATGTCATCTAAGAGTATGAATGTTTCACTCATTGTATGAGTAGCGGCATTTGCCAATGCTAAACTCATAACCATGTCATCATGCGCTCCTATTCCCTCAAATTTTCCTTTGTCGGTTATAGCAAACATAGATAATTCTTCTATCAAAGTAGAGGTAACTCTACGACTTTCTTCATTAGCGTAAGGTAATATTATCTTACCGTTTTCAAAGTTCATTTGTAAACTTAGAATAATCTCTTCTTTCTTTTTTCTAGTGGTGTTAAAGTCATGAACATTTAAGTCTGTAACATTTCTAATTTCTTGTGTAAATGATTTAGCAAATGTATTTGTTTCAAACAATATTGCTTCGGGCTGAAATACTTTACCAATCAATTTTACTTTCTGTATGTTTTCTCTAAACTCTACATTCTTAGAACGGTCAATGAACACAATGGTTTTATTATCATTTTCATCTACTTCTAATACAGTAATTACATTGTAATCACCATCGGTAGAAATAGCAGGGTCAATACCGACATAATATTTGTAGCCTTCTCTACGCATTGGTTTCAAAACATGGTCTTTGCTCTTTGCCGCTTCCAAATATTCGGGATTAAATAGAGAAGTTCCTGTAGATATTGGAACGCACATATATTCTCTTGTAAACATTAGAGAGCCGACTTCAGCCTTTCTTGCCATAAGAGCATCATAATCCCATCTGTTCGGCCATAGCGGTTCATTAAGAGCATTAAGACAGGGATATGTTCTAAGTGTATATGCAGGATTTTCAGCGAGTTGTTGGTAAATATCTGTATAACTAAATGGAGTTCCAATAACTCTTAGAGAAGCAGTATGGTGAAGTGTTGGTATCATGTCACCATAAAACCAATCTGTAACCTTTTGAATTCCTGTCATGCTAAACTCTTTCAAAGGGTCGTCAATGATAATCTCTTGAGGGTGAAGTCCACGAATCTGTGAACCGACAGAACGCTCTAAGATTTGATTACCATTAGTCAATGTAATATTTCCTATCGCCCATCCCTTAGCAGGTTTGAATTTTTTAAGCATAGGATGATTGAATAGTTTATCTATATCTCTCATGTGAACCAAAGTCTGCTTTTGGTTAGAAGAAATGTATAGCATTTGATATGGTGGTTCTCTAAAAACTAAATTCCATACAACCCAACTGTGCATAAATACTGATTTACCGTGACCTCTTGAACAAATGATAACAGTTCTTTGTGTATCATTCATTAATTCATGCCATTCCTGTTGATGGGTAGCAAACTCCCAACCTAATACATTTTGAAAGAAGTATGGAAATGAATTTTTAGATAACTCCATATCCATTTGATGTTCAAAATTAAAATTATCTAAATCCATGTTATCACCCAAATACTCTTCTCAAAAAAGTTTTATTTTCTTCTGACAAATTCTGCATACCATATCTTCTATAAGCATCGTTTACATTTCTTATTATTGGTTCTCTAAATTCTCTACCCCTCATGCCTTCATTCCTTGCTCTAAGACCTAACTCAAGTGCAACTATTTTGTTTTTATCTTTTAGAGGTAGTGGCTTTATAGTTCTTTTAGATTTAACTTTTAATGAATCTACCCATTGAATTAATTGTGCCATAGCCTTAGTATTTTTCTTAAATGGAACAACACCTACGCCCGTTGAACCGAAATAACTATCAATAAATTTAGCCTTTGTCTTGTCGCTTGTTGCAGGGTGTTTTAGATAGTTCTTTATTTTTAGATATGGATTCTTTGGAAACTCCGAAGTGTATGCGGCATATTCCTGTCTTTCGGGATTCTCAAAATATTCTCTAAATAAATTAGGTGTGTCTAAATCTCTAGCATAGAAATATCCTTCATGCCCTGCTTCGTGGGATATAAGTCTCTTAATTATTTCTTCCATTGCTTTTTCTTTTTCCTCATCAGTTATTTTTATTTTTTCTCCGCCTTTTTTGTAGTCGAGTTCTTTCTTACGAGCCATCATGTCTACTGCTTTTTTTATTCTAGTAAGATAGATTCTAATAATTCCTTCATGAGTAAAATCATTGTAATCATTGTTTATAGTTGGATGGACATATTCTGCTAAAGCACCACTAGGAACTCTCAACTTTTTTTCATTAAGTTGCTTATCAGTGAGGTATTTGACCTCACCCTTTCTAATAACGCCCCACCACTTTAGCATTATCTTCGCCTACTTCTTGTTTGATTCAAAGCAAAAACATTTTCCGGCTTATCTCCTTGTCTTTTTCTTCTGCTACCCATTTTTTCTCTATGCTTTGGTTTTGTTTGCCCAGTATAATTAAACGGTATTGGGTCATATTGACTAAAATAATCATGCCCGTCATCTATATGATGGAAAACGAAAGCACCTTCTATTGTTTCACCATCCCTCAATGATAGATTCTCTAATTTCATTCCAGTTTGTTTTATGTTATCGCTTGGATTAGTTATGTAATCAAATAGAACCTGTGAAAAATCCTTAGCATCATCTTTAATATACATTCTATATGTTTTACCTGCAACTATTTCTCCCGATTCAACTTTTCTTATTAACTTTCTAATAGAACTAGCAGTAAAGGCTTCGTATCTTATTGCTCTCCTTTTATCATAATCATCCAAATATTTTCCTGTAAATATACCAAGGTAGCCATCCACTAATAGTATTTTCAATTTACCTAGAGTATCAAATCCCGTCGGAACAAATTTTAGAATATCAAACCATTTCTTTATGCCGAAGTCTTCTCCATATCTATTTCTAAACTGTTCTATTAATTTAGGGTCTATTCCCATTTCATCTTCGGGAGGTATATCAAAATTATACACTTGTCTATTCTTTTCTTTCCATGCTTCATTAGGAATAGTTTTTGCCTTAAATCCCGCTATCTTGGGTTTATCTCCTATTAGTTCTAATCTTTTTTCGGACATCGGCCTCCAACTTTTTGAGCCTTTTTTAGATTTCATTCCTCCCATTATAGCATAAGTTCCCTTATCACTATATCCTGCAATGCCAACCACTTTACCATCTACTCTTCTTATAACATACTTATCCAAGTCATACCAAACAGGAACATTCCTATTTATTTTATCATCGGGATTATCATTATTCCAAGCACCTTCCGCTTCTATTTTAGAATGTGGGCCGGTTACTTCATCGGTCATATTATCACCTAAAGTTAGCCTTGATTAAATATACATGCTCACTACTAATCCCATACGCTTTACTTATGCTATCAAACGAATTTACTTCATTAACCACACCAACTAACTCACTAGCGGTCATATCTAAATTGTGTTCTGTTTGCATTTTTGCTAGCATGTCTTCTACATGCTCAAAGTTATCTTCATTCATAGTGCCATAATGTATGGTTTTTCCTTTCAATATTCTCAAAGAATCATGTGCTTCTAGCAACTTATAGTAAATATCGGATTTCATTAATTTTTTAGCCTCGCTCAAAAAGTCATCTACTGCTTCTATTAAGTTTTTATTTGCATCGGATTGTTTGATAAATTCATCTCTTCTATCTTCTAAAGCATCTATCAATGTGCTTATTGATGTCAATTCACTAGCGTTAGATATATCCATTTTACTATATTCTTCGTCAGCATCAAAGTTCTCATATTCGGTAATTATTTTTTTGTTTGTTATTCGATTTATTGCACCAAATATAGAGGCAATTTCTTTTTGTGCCAACTTTTCTATTTTATCATTGTTTTTTGTAGAGGTTGCGTATATTTCTACTAGAGTTTCAACAAAATCGTCGGCTAATGCCAATGTCTTTTTCTTGTCACTAAATATACCGCCCCTGTTCAAGTCATTCAAGAAAGGTATAAGTTCTCTTAGTTTTGAAGGTTTAACAAATTCATTCTGCGAGTCCACTATTTTTTGATTTATTATTTTGTATGGCAAAAAACCATCTTTACCTATCCTACCCTGCCCACCTTTCAAGTCTATTAGTGTGCTGACTATTCTTAGGTTTCCACTCTTAGCAAAAGGTAACTTTTGTCCTGCGTTTACACTTGGTAAATTTATAGGAGCAATAAATAATTCACCAATCAATTCTCCTATTTTGTTTAGGGTTGTAGCCAAACTTCCTAGATTTCTTCTTACTCCTTTCTTACCGGACAAAAGCCTAATTATCTTTTCAGTTCCTCGACCTTCATCAGTTGTTTGAAAACCTCTAGGTGGAGGGTCTTTCTTTTGTCCTCCCTCTTTACCAAATAATTCTAGGTTAGTAAATGTTTCAAGGGCAGACTTAGTTTCTCCTTCTAATATCATAGCCAATGCCCTAAATAAATCCTTTATGGCTGTTAAAGATTTATTTGCCTTCGATGTCGCATCTTGGGGGAGATATTCTTGTAGTTCTTTTGCCTTGAATAAAAACTTAGGTAGATACATTTCACTAGCATTATAATCTTCTATTTTTTCAAATGTCATCATTAGTTTTTGTATTAA